TTCCCGACAATCGTATCCATCATCTCATAGAGATTCTTCCCCGGACACGCCGTCGACATCAGCTCACGGTGTCCTACAATACTGTCGCGGTCAATCGTCAGCCCGTAGTCGGTGCAGAGGTTGGCAAGCAGCATCGCCGTACTCTCGATCTGCGCATCCGTCGGCTCTGCCTCCTCGAAGTTGCCGCACACATGGATGCCGATGGTGTGTCTGTTATGCCCGTATGCGTGCGCACCCACCGTCCAATGCGGTCGCCCCTGCTCCACCGTGCCGTCCTTGCGAACGACGTAGTGGTAGCCGATGCACGTCCACCCCTGCCCCTTGTGAGAGGCGTCGATCTCTGCCGCCGAGAGATCGTCATCCGTAGGATTGCCCGTGTGATGGATGACGATCTGGTCGGTGGTGCGGCGTGTCTCAAGACAGCTGTGGTCGATTTCAAGATTCAGATCGTTGATGGTAATGCGTTCCATGTTACTGTTCTCCTTTCCTGTCTGCGTTCTCGCCCGAACTTTTTCCAATGCCGCCTTTCTTGCGTGCGAGCTCTGCGATTGCGCCAGCTTCTTCCACGCCAGAACGCTGCATGTTCTCAAGAATGGAAATGAACTCTGTAATCGCAAGATATCCAATCACGAGACTTGTAGCAAACGCAGGGGCGTGCGCGTGCGCGAGCATAAAATCCAGCACGACCGCCGACAATACGACACCGATGTAGCTGAGTATCTTGTGAACAAAACGCTTCCGCATCTCTTCACTGCGGATGTAGCCAAGACGGCGTGCGTTCCGAATCCCTGTGAACGACTGCCAGAACGTTGGCTGCTCCGTTCCGTGATCAATAAGGCACTTGCGTGAGAGCGAGAGCCACTTGGTCACCAGATCAAGGCAGACGAGGAAGACAAACGCAGCAAAAATCTGTGCGTGCTCCTCTGCTGCAACGGATACGATGCAGGATAGGGCAAGCTTCACGCCCCACCCCTCCTGTAATTTCTGAAACACATGAATCATTGTTTCCACTCCTGTTCTTGCTCCTTTCCGCGCATCAAAAAGGCGCACACCGCCTGATGTGCGCCTCGTATGCTGTTTCCCTTAAACCTTGGTGATCTCGACCGTGACCTTGTCGCCGTACGTGATGGCATCCGCTTCGGCGGGGTCTTTGGTGTCCATGGAGAACATTGCCCCCGTCTCCTCATCGAAGAAAGTGAAGCTCGTGTTCTTCACATCCTCGCCCATCGGATAGGTAACTTTGCCAGTGACCGTATAAATCTTTTTCATTGTGATCTTCCTTTCTCATTCATTATCCAATGTATCATAGAGCGTCTCTTTCTTGGTTTCCTCCTTTCTGTGCCGTGACGCTCCGTGCTTCCCTGATGTATTCGGACGCCCTTCGGTTGCACGTTCAAGTGCGGTGCGTTCCTGCTGAATCCGCGCCTCCTTGATCTGTCTCTCGGTAATCCCGAGGGCGTTGATCGTGCGGCGGTTCGCGTCGGACGGGTCATCGAGGTAGTCCTGAATCGCCTCCTGCTTTGTGCGGTTCTGCTTCGACTTCTGCTCATACTCGTAGTTCATAATGAACGCATTGTTGCTCTCATCTACGCTGCGGAAGCCAAGGGCATGTGCAATCTTATCATACGCGGTGTCATAGCGCGTATTCACACGGTGACGTGTGGTGCGAGATTCGCCAGCCCACGCCTGTGCCATGTTGCCCAAAGCGGGCGACACAGCCTTGAGAGCTTCAATGGGATTTCCCTCATGGAACTGGCGGAACATATTGACCGCGCTATTCACGGCAGGTCCGCCAAGCTGCTGCGCAGCCATTTCGCCGACGCTCTCCGGCTTCTTGCCATAGAACTCACCGGCAAACGCATTGCTCATGCCGATGCGTCCCGAGATATCCAGCCCGAAGGTCGGAGCAAGGACGCCGTAAAGAGCCGCCTCCGCGATTGCCTTTTTGACGGGGTCTTTGCCCGCCCAGCGCAGCACTTCTGCTTTAACCTCCTGCGCAATGTCCTCGTCATCCCCTGTGGCAAGTCCAAAGAGGAACGAGAAGAGCTGATTGAACAGGGAGCCGAACGGGATACTTGCGCCGATGCCACAGAAAAGGACATAGGGCACAAACATCCGCACCTTCTGCCCGCGCGTGCCATTCTTGAGGATGTTATACATGAACTCAAACTGCATGATCGGATATTTCTGGAACTGGAAGAGCTGCTGCGTGACAACAGAGCCGGCGCGTAGCATATTCGGTGCATTCGCCGAGGAGTAATCAAAGTTCGCATCGTCGTTGATCTCCTGTGCGTAATCAAGAGCCTCTGCTGAGAGTTCATCACCCGGCGCAGTCCTCATCCCCTTCTGCTCAACCCCCTGATAATATGCGCCAAGCACTGCCGCCTTGCGCATAAGGGTATCAGCTTTCTGGAACGGGATGAGTGTCCACTCGCCGCCCTTCTTGACAGCACTGTAAATACCGCGTACCTTGCCGCCGCGCCGCTGCGTATAGCCGCCGTTGTCATCAGCCATGTTGATATCGTCCAGCAGCCCCGACGCCTCGATGATCTTTTCATCAAGAACAGACGGGTTCAGTGCCTTTTTCAGCCCCTTCATCGCGTAGCCGTAGTCATTGAGTGCCGCTCCAACGTTGATGAACTGCGAGAAGTTGACCGCCGCAGAGGCAAAGTTGCCGAGACCGAGCTTCGTTATTGCGTTCCAGGTCGAGAGTTCCCCGTTGATGGCAAGAGCAACGCGGTCGCCATAGCTGTCCGCAACATGTTTACCAAGCCATGTCTTCTTGATGAGATCGTTGAGCCATACTTCTACGCCGCGTGGATCGCCGTTTACATCGTTGATGAGATTCTTGCAATACTGCGCCGTGAGGTTTTTCGGTTCATCGTCAAACCGTCCGAAGAACCGTTCGTACATACTGATCGCGGCAGGCTTGAACTCCTCCATGGCGATATAGCGTGACGCACCGTTGAGGTAATGCGCGAGCACCCATTGTACGTCTTGGTCGAAGCCCTTCCCATCTTTACGTTCAAGAAGGCTGCCGAAGAAACGGTGACGAGACTTGAGGCTCATCCCCGCATCCTCCAGCAGAAGCGAACGCGCATCCGCAAGGCTCACTTCCGTGCTCTCGGCGAGCTTCCGCGACATTTGCGCAAAGTCCATGTCGCCGACGACGACGGCATTTTCCGTGCCGAGGTCAAATCCTTTCGGACGCAGGACATATTGTTTGTCCTTATTCTTTGCCGCAATCTCGTTGCCTATCTTCACAGCTTCGTTCATCGTGCGCCCACTCGCTACAGAAGTATAACGTTCCTCTCCCGTCTTCGGGTCTTTGTACTTCTCATAAATCATCCACTCGTGGAAGAAATGCGGCATGTATCCCGTACGCCTGAACACAGGCTTGATGCGCTCTACGTAGCTTACGGAGAACGTACCGTCTCCCTTTGGAATGGCACTTGTCACATTGACGTTTTCATCCTTCTTCATGAGCTCCAACGCCTCGGCATCCATCGTTTTTCCCTTTACGTCATAGGTTCTTCCTCCTCTCCACGTCAAAAGCACCATGCCGTCCGCACGCGGAACGGCACTGATGACATCCGCATCTTCAATCCAGTGGTTCTTTTTGAAGCTCTCCACGGATTCGGGGGCAAGCGTCTGTGAACGTGTCTTCACCTGTGTCTGCGCGTCGCGCAGCATCTTGTACGCCTTTTCGAGCTCACGGCGCACGAGCCTATATGCCTTAATGACGCGCTCGTTTGCGCCAAGGGCGCGAAGCTCGGCATCGGAAAACCCCCTGCCCTCCGCGTCGCCCTGCCAGAGAATGACCGAGATTTTCTCCATGTCCTTCTCGTTCTTCATCAGTTCGGCAAACTCCTTGAGGGATTTGCCGAACTCGTTGCGAAGTTTCTCCTGCTTCTTCATCGCCTTGTGCGCGAGATCATAGAGCACCTTCACAAAAGGATTACGCTTTGCCACTTGCCGTACGCTCTTGACGTAATCGGCGTAACCGACATCATGCGTGTCGGGATAGTAGGTCACAGCGATTTTCCCGTCCTTCTGCTTTTCTTTGGAGATGATGTTCTTCTCTTGAATCCACCGCTCGCGAATGCGTTTTTCAAGGTCTTTCGGCGAGAGCGTCACCGTCCGCTGCACGCGCCCCGGCAATTCGAGATTGTCCGCAGGGGCGACGCCGACAAGACTGCGAATGCGGTCTTTGAGGAGTTTGACGTTGCCTTTGGGGCTTTCCTCCTTCGTTCGTGCTGAGAATTTGGGCATAGAAAAACCGCCCCGATTATCAGAGCGGTTTTCATTGTTGTCTTTTAGGGAATTGCTCCCTGTGCCCGTCGCATTGCGATAACCAAGTCCATTGCTTTCATCCAGTGATCGTGCGTGCTGTCCTCGTCCTCCCATCCAACGGCGGGGCGCTTTCTGTTCGGGTCGGGCGGAGCGTTCAATAAGGCGTGGCGTCTCCCCTCGAAGGATGTCATTGTCCCATGCTTCATAAGAACCAACTCCTTTCTCTGCTTTTATTTTATCATAGTTTTGCCTCGGCTTCAACCCGACACTATCCAAATAACGTGGTGGTACAAGTCGTCCCGTATGACGGAAACGCGTCTTTGTCCGCTCAATCGCCTTTTCAATCGGCAAGTCAACATAAACAAGATTGACCTCATAGCCGGCATCTTCCAACTTCTTCCTTTTCTCATTCAAGGAAGACAAGGTTTTACCGACGATAGGAAGCACAACATTATCACCTTTGGACAACGCCTCAATCATAACTTCATCAGCAATGTTCGCACTTTCCTCATGAACAGCCCCCGCAAGAAGACCGTTGCTGAATTCAGGCAGCAATTTCTTCGCCTCGTCACTGTCAATCAGGAGTGCCCCTTCTCTCTCAACAAGAGGATCTGCAATCGTAGACTTGCCAGAAGCAGGAAGCCCAAGTACCAACCACGCACGCCCTTCTTTTTTCTTCGCCCCCTTTCCGTAGAGTTTGTCTGCAATCTGCTTGCGGAGTTGCTGTCGTGCAGGCGTATTGATCTGGTCGGTCGTCCCGAATGTGTCAAGATACTCCTGCGCAAGGCTCTCCGCCCGCTGAATGTTCTCGCCCATCGTCTGAGATTCGTCATACTTGAATGGATGCGCCGCAATCCAACGCATAGATTTGTCCGACTGCGAATATTTCACATCGGGCAGAGGACTCTTGTCGTGCAGTATGATACGCGCCCCCTCGTATCCAACACGGAAAATCGGCTTCCCATCTGCGTCTCTGATCGACAAGACGAGATTGCCGAATGCTTGCACCATCGCCCGCCGTTGCAGACTTGTAAGTCCTCCTTTCGGCGTGTAGAAATGGTCATGGAACCGGCGCATGACATTGTGAATCCATGCGACAAGACGCTGAATGAGTCCCGTATTGCGCTTCCCAATATCCCGCAAAAGCGGAACGCGGCGACGCACGTCGGGCAGAGCGTCCGCAAGCATCTCTTCAATCACATCCGCGTCGCTCATCTCGGGCGCACCGATCTCCCTGCGGTATGCGTCAAGCTGTTCTTTCGTGAACCCCTCTACACCGTGAATTTCCTGCACAAGGTCACTGTAAATGTCGGGGTTATTCGCCTTCATCCAGTGCATTGCCTCGTGCCAGAACGTCCACTGCGGCGTGATCTCGCTGTCCACGTTGAGGAAGGTTACGCCATCCTGATGGAATCCATGCAGACTCGGGTCTCCCTTGAAGAACACCACGGGCACGCCCATCTCACGCCCCCAGTCCAGAACCGTGCGCTTGCGCGGACTGAGCCGGTTCGGCGGCACGAGCTTGATATTATCCAGCATTTCCCTGAGGGATTCCTGACGACGGGCGGAGAACTTTTCGAGAATCTTGATTGCCTTGTCGTCGAAAATGACATAGCAGCGGCCGTCTTCTTGTCCGCCGTAAGTAATTCCCTGAATTCCATACTGATTAAGAAGTACAGATGCTTCTTTTTGCCCTTCCGCAAGGTCACTGATTGTGCCGTAAATGTTCATGCCGTTCGATTCAGACAGCGCATCCATAATCTCGGCAATGACTTTTGATTTACCAAGACGGCGCACATCGTTCCAGTTTTCAAGTTGGTCGAGTGTCAGCCCGCGTACAAGTTTTTCCAATGCCTCACGAACCTTCAGCGGTTGTTTTGCATACGACTTGTGTTCATCAAGCAGAACATCATTATCCGGAATCTCAACATGGAATAGGCTACCTGCTCCTTTAACGACGGCTTTCTTAGTATCTATCAACTTTAGTTGCCGTACGACATTTTTAGAAGCCGCAACCCGATTGACATTATCTTTACGTTCTTCATAAAGTTTCGCTTGATCTGCTTGCACCGCATTCGTAGAGAGTGTGTTATCAATTTCACGAATTCGGTTTTCCCACCGTCGAATCATCTCGGTATAATCTTTGACACGGGTCTTAATAAACTTACCAAGATTGTCCTCCGGACGAAACCCCTGTAAATGGAGAAGCTGAATTGCTGCTTTGATATCCCCTGTAAGTTCTTCTAATTTTTTTCCGTCGTAGACAATCTCTAATTCATTTTTACTAGAAAGTCGTCCCCTATAACTCGCTGCCGTCTTTTTTGCTTTCGCAAAATACAGCCCGTAGCCGTGCGCCTGCGCCCCCTCGCCCGTGCCGATTGCACTGAGGTCAAATGCGTCGAAGTCATGCGGTGAGCCATGCCATGCCTTAGAGAACTTCCGCTCTCCCGCGCTGAGAAGTGCCTTTGCGACCTTGATAAACTCCTGCTTGCGTTCCTCATCGGCAAAGGTGACTTTGCCGCTTTCCTCCTTCGCGCCGTATTCCAGTACTGCTTTTTTGAGCGCGGGTGCGAGCTGCAAAATGTTTTCAAGCGTCGGTTCTTGCTTGCTTTCTGCCTCTCTACGTGGTATATTAGAGATAGAAGAAACCTTCGCTGAGTCGCTACGGGCGTTTAAGTTCGGGGATATTGCATCGGACATCGGCGAAGGTTTTTTGTATTTGTAAACCGTCTTGATCTCCGCTTTGTTTTTTCCCCGTTCAACCAATAATGCAAACATTCTGCCGTCTGCGTTTTTCATAACAAGGATGTTTTGATTGCCGCGTCGGTCATCACGTTCTTTTGTCGCCGAATCAAACTCATTGACAACGTGGTAAACCTCGGCAATATCATCGGGAGTAAGGTTGACTTGCCCACGTTTTTCTTCGCCGTCAGAATGTGCATTCTTCATATGCCTCATATCATCAGCGGTAATAAACACCTCATCAATGTCATGCCCGAAAAGCTCCCGTACCTTGTCCCGCAGTTTCTGTGATGGCTTGAAAGATACTTTGCCCTGTGCCTTTTTGTCACTCCATGCAGCCCTCGCAAGATTCACGAGGGCTGTTTTGATTTCTGTCACCTCCTGTGCATTATCCACAAACAGCCCTTCCTGTCCTCCATTCTCGGCGTATCCTCTCGCCCCCTCAAGCACATCCATGAGAGACGGCATCTCCTCGTCGAAAAGCTCATTCCCGCTCGGTACTTCCATCTCGTCAAGCGTTTTCGCCGTGCGGGAAAAGTACGTCGCAATCCGCTTGCCGCTGCGCTTGTTCTCGTCCAGGAAGGAGAGAATCGCACGCATTTCCGCGCTGTCCTCGTGCTCCGTGAACAATGCCTGTGCGCCGAGATAGTCCTTGACGCTCTCACCGCTCCTGCGCAGTGTGTCCATCTGCTTGACCGCATCTGCGATTGCGTCCTGCAACTCCTTAACGTACGGTGCGCCCTTCTTGACCGAAAGACGCGCCACCATGGGGGCTGCGCTCATCAGTCCGTTACTGACGTTGCGAATGTCGTCATCCGTGCTCTCTGCCATCTTGGCGATGAGTTCATCATCCCCATAGGCAAGGGCAAAGAGCGCACGCTTCACGCGCTGAATACCGTCGGCATTCGGGTGTCCGTCCTTGTCGAGGTACGCATTCATCTCGTCTTTCCCGACAAGTTTATGCAGAACACCCGCGACAAAACTGCGGTTCGCAGCAGTCGTAAGATCCCCCTTGTCATTCGGAACATACGCATCCATCATGGCATAGGTGATCTTCTCCGCGTCCTGCTGTGCTGCTTCGCTTGCGCCCATACGCGCTTCGCCCGTAGTCGACCCGATGATGTCCTGCATCAGACCGTCCGAAATATCCCCCTGCACCTCGCGAACGAGAACGGGATTCTTGACGCTTTCAACCTCCTCTTTGGAAAATCCGAATATCGCCGCATTCTCTACGAGATAGTCGCGGTACGCCGTAGCACGCTCTTTGTTGCGTGCCTGCGCCCGCTGTATCGCTATCGTGCGCCCGTTGCCGTTGAGAACAACGCCGTCGCTGCGGATGAGCGGCGCACCCTGATTGAGATTGCGTCCGTCCGCAAGGTCTTCGGGACGCAGGCTGTTCGCCATGCCCGTCACCTGCTGGCGCATCATGACGCGCTCGCGGTCACGCGGTTGGAGGGCGGTGGGATAGCCAGGATTGATCTCAAGCGCACCTGCATCATGCGAGGTGATGAGGTCATCGGCGGATACAACACGGTACTGCACAGGGATCTTCTTCCCACTGTCGGTGTAGACCGCCGTCTTCTTCCCCTGCGGATATGCAGAGAGATCGGACGAATCCTCCATCGCAATCATGCGAGCCATGACCGCCTCCACCTCGGGCGTTGCTCTGCCGCCCGTTCCCGTGAACGCCTGATAGACGCGCTGAAGGAACGCACGGAACTTCGCGAATACCGCACGCAGCCCCTTTGTCGGGGCTTCGCCGTGCTTGAGGTACATCTCGAATCCACGGGCGAAGCGTTCGTGCTCCCACTGACGCTTGAGCTTTTCTGCTTTCTTCTCGTCACCCTTCTTGAGGGCGGCGCGAATCCTCGCGTCAAGGTATGCAAACTCGGCGGCAAAGGGCGTGTCTTTGTACTCCTCCGCCTGCCCCTCGCTCCACGCCGCCCACTTCCTCACGGTCTGAAGCTCCTCGGCACTCGTCGGCGACATATCCGCCAAACGTTCGAGGTCAAGCAGGAAGAGATGCCCCATCTCGTGAAGGAACGTGGATTCATCCGCCTCCTCAAAGAGCGAGACGATGCGCTGACCGTCACGAACATCCTGCGTCGTTCCCTTGACGATCTCGTTCATCTGCTGATTGAACTTCTCGATGATGGAGATTGCCTTGTCGTCAAACACGACGAAACAGCGGCCGTCGCGGCGTCCATCGTAGGTAATGCCTTTGATTCCATGTTCATTAAGTAGCAGAGATGTGGCCTTATGCGGATTCTCGCTGCCTTTATGTTTCAACGTACGGGCTAGATAGTTGACAAGTGTTTTCCCTGTGTATTCAGACACAGCCCCATCTGTCAACGAGACTTCCTGTCCCGTCATTTCACGCAATATAGCATGAACCCCAACTTGCACTTTCGGCGGTTGCTCCTTCATCGTTTTCTGTTCATCGAGAAGAACATCGTTGTCGGGGATTTCCACCTCGAAAAGCCTTGACGTGTCAACGCCCTCCTCAACAGAGGAATCATTTTCACGCAGGATACGAACAACCTCTTTGTAAAACGCACTGTTCTCAGCGTCGCTCTCCTTAATGTCATTCTCAAAAGTCTGAATGACAGAGGATATGTCTCCCTCACCCGCCAATATGCCATCAAGGGCAAAACCAAGGGCTGACGATCCATCTACACGCTCTCCAGTGGAAATTTCTTTATAGCCACTACCGTATTCAACGTAACTATTTTCTCCAAGATGAATGATCGTGCGTTTTGTTGACAGCCGTTTTTTATACCCCTCCGACACGCTCCTCTCTTTTGCAAAATAAAGCCCCCAGCCGTGCACCTGTGCGCCCTCACCCGTACCGATAGCTCCAAGGTCGAAGCCGTCGAAGTCATGCGGAGTACCGTGCCATGCGGATTGGTGGAAGATGTTCGTATCATCGGGAGAGAACGCGCCGTTGTTATCAACGGACTTGATCTGATTGGGTTCGAATGCAATAAACTCCTCATCCGAATTATTGACTCCATCAAATCCAGCCGCAATCAAATCCTCTCGCGCCTTGACTCCTGCGCCGTTCTTCCCCTGATGACGATTCAGAGCCTTGTAGCCCTGCCCCTCATTAGCAGGCTTACGGATGTTAAGGAAGAACGCACGGACATTCGCTCCATACCCCTTTGAATCAAGTTCCCACGGGGAAAAGAACATCCCTTGAATGTCCATGTTTGCGCGCCCTTTGGTCTTGTCAAAAACATCAAAATCTGCATCGCTTCCATGGTAAACAACAAGCGGTTCGTCATTTTCGTCAAGAACTTTCGAGGCGTTCTTCGGGTCATTCTCCCAGTCACCAAACCACGCCTTGAATGCGGGCGTGCGCACCGCGAGCCACTGATCCTCTGTGAGATTCGTCTCTTCGCCGTTCGGGGCTTTCATCCATTGCGCCGTACCCTCGTACTGCTTGCGAACAGTATCCTTCTGAGACTCTACCTGCTTCTGCGTGAAGCCGCCGTAGGGCTTTTCTGCGTCGCCGTATTGCAGGTCAAACCATGTGCGATAGTAGTCCATCGCTGTGAATGGTGTACCAAGTGTGGCACGAACTTTACGGGCGATGATATCCGCATGACGCGCAAGGAGGACAGCACCAGCAGACGCAGAACGAGCAATCTTCTTGTTCTTCATCTCCGTGAGCTTGTCACGAACCATCTGATAGACGTTTTTCGCGTCTGCGCTGAACCCCTTAAGAGCTTCGCGCTCGTTTACGCTCAGCGGTTTTTCCTTGCTTTCTTCTGCCTCGGATGGTATAGTTGAGGTAGAAGATTGCCCGTCAGCGTAGTCTGCACTGACCTTGCTACCCTTTCGGGGCGGGTTTTCAAAGTCCGTGGACGAAACGATGTCAGTACGTTTCCTTTGTTCCACGGGCTTTTCTAATGCCTCTAGTTCAACCGAATAGATACGATGCCCATGCAAAACACTCTCCTTGACGGTGATTTTGGCATGGGCTTTTTCGTTGTCGACCACCGTATCTACCGAGAAGCGCTTGATGGAGGCGATATTTGAGTCGCCTTTCTTGTCCGCAGCTGTCTCTGTCAGAGTCGCATTTTCATACAGCTCCTTAATATTTTCAGCCGCCGCTAAGTGCTGTGCCTGCGTATATCCATTCTTCTGAGACTTTGCCACAGCCGCGTTGGAGAGCATTTTGTTGATCCCCTTCGCATTCAAAACAGCGGGAATTCCTGTCTCCTTGTTGACAATCTCCTTTCCTTGAATCTCACGTAATTTTTGCTTTGCCTTATTTTTCGGCGTGATACGCTCACCCTGTTTTTGGGCAGACTTCTCCCTGACGCTGTGAGAGCTGTTTTGAGGTGCTGTTCCTCGCTGCGCAAGTATTCTATTGTCTACGGTGCTTTGAGTGCCCTGTACGTCCTCCTGTGCGTTCTGAGACGGGTTCACGTCCCCGTTCTTCGCCGTACGTGCTTCCTGTTTCGCACGCTTTTCCTCCCATGCGGTGATCTTGTCGTTTGCTGCCTGGATCGCTTTCCCACGTCCGCCAGCGAGGTCATATCCCAACTGTTTGGGAATATTGATCTTGTTGTCCGTCATGAAGCGTCCAAGAGAGCGTCCGAGTGCACGGCGTTCCTCAATGTTATCGGGCAGATGCGTCGGCACATTCGGGCGCACGCCAACAACAGGCACAGTGGCTTTCGCCGAAGGAACTGCCGTAGGCGGTGCACTCTGCTGTGGCACATATGGTGTGATATTCGTCGCGTTCCTGCTCCCATGCTCCATGAGTGTATCATAGAACTGCGCCACACCTGGGACATTTGCCGCGCGTGCAATCTGTGCAGTCGCCGCCCAGTCCCGCCGATTTCTTGCTGCGACATATTCGGGGATGGAAAGAAGCGGCTGTTCCCACTGCTGAACATTCGAGAGTATCCCCTCAAGTTCTTCCTGCGAGACAGGTGTGTGCGGCTGCTCTGGTTGTGCCGTCTGTACCGCATCCGCCGCGCCGCTCTGAAGTCCCGCTGAAAACGCATCCGAAACAGAAGGTGCTTCCTGCGGCATCTGCATGACATTTTCAGGCTGGATTGGTGTGCTCGTCTGCGTCGTAGCTTGTATATCGCCCACATGAGGAACAGTTGGAGATACCTGCCCGTCCATCATCGGCTGTGCAGGCTGTTCCGGAACGATCTGCTGAACGCTCGCATCTCCTTGTGTCGGTACTGCCTGTGCGTTCTGCGCCTGTTGCACCGCCTGCAGTGCCTGTTTTGTCGCCTCGATCTGCTGTTGGTTCTCGATTGCCGCCCGTGTCCGCTGCATTTTCTGGGTCTTTTCGAGCCGCTGCAAGTGTTGAACAATGCGCTTCGGGTCTTTCTCGAAGATTCCTTTTGCGTCCTTGCGGTCAATGAGCCGCTGCCATTCGTTCACATTCTCTGCTTCCGCCGCAGGGTCTGTACCGTTTCCGACGGGCGTGTCACGCGCCATCTCTGCCGCCTGCAAGATTGCAGCGTGCTGTTCTGGTGTCATTGTATCTGTGTCGATGAGGCTCTGAATCGTCTGCTGCGTCTGCTCGATTGTTGCATCATCAGCGACAAGCCCAGAGAAGTCCGGCATAACAGGAAGAACTCCGGGACGACCAGACAAGCTCCCACCCGACAGCGCTCCGCCGCCCGTCTTGATGATCTTCGTCGGCTGGAGATCACCCATTTCCATGTAGTTGCTGCCATGAACAACTCTTTGCTGTGAGGTAGAGTTACCAACATAGCCGCCCTCACCGTCAGCGATAACAACGTGATCGTCATTGCCGTATACAATAACATCGCCGCGCTCTACTTGATCGGAAGAGAACGGGATGACCATATCCCCAGCGTTCTGAACAAGGGTCGGCACATAGACGTTGCCTTTCTCAAGTTCTTGCGCGAGGAACGGGCTATATTCACAGCCCATTTTTGTGACCGCCTCAACGCATCCCTCAGAGCCGTTGTCCATGCGGACACCTTCCCATTTGCCAAAGCCTGTGGTAAGACCATCGGGGAGCTTGTTCGCAGGGACATTAGGGGGAACCGTGCCATCAACAGTAGGGGTGTGTGGAGGGGACGATACAGCAGATGCACCTAGTTGTGATTCAGGACGACCTTCCGTCTGCCCAACGTTACGATTCTGTTTTCCGATGCGGCGCAGGAGTGCCATCCCACCAACAAGAGGAATACCTCCAGCAAGCCCCATCTTTGCTGCGTCCCACTGCCCTTCTGTCCAGTTTCCGGGGTTGAGTATCTGCGTTGCCGTGTTCGCTCCCTCACCCATTGCTGCAGCCTGAATACCTTCCTGTGCACCTTCTTCATAACCTTGCAAAATAGCTTCTGCCGCTGTCTGTGGTGCATATGCAGCCGCACGGCTAATTCCGTTCGCTACACGATTAGAGAATTTCGGTGTGTTTACGCCGAGCTTTCCAAGGAGTCCACCCTCAAGAGCGTTCGTCACAGTGAGAAGCGCCGCGTTTTTCTTGAAGACATCCCACGACGCCTGATTTGCTGTATCACGAGAAGCGCCATTCTCAAGCAGTTCACGCTCTGTTCCGCCACCTTCCATCATTGCCTCAACAGGACCTGTTGTTGCCCAACGAACAGCGCCAGGAACAAATTTACTTGCAAAGAGTCCGACCTTCGGAATGTTGCTCGCTACTCTTGCAGCCCCTGTCGCAAGGCCTCCAACAGGAGCAAGCGCGGCGACAGGAGCCATCGAAAGCATTGAGCCTGCCACCATTGCGCCAGCAGAGAGAAGTCCATTCGGGTCAATCGCATACGAAAGAGAAAGTTCGGGCTTGCGGTACTCTGGAAGTTGTGCCTCACCTGCTTTCCCTTTCTCATACAGATAGTTGCTTGCAGAATCTGCGCCCAGGAACTGCGCCGCATTGGCAATCCCCATCGTGGCGTTGTTCGCCGCATGTCCGACCAACTGTCCAAGATACGGAATGTTGTGGTAGTTATATTCCCGATTCGTATAGTCAGCAAGGCCTGATACGTCGCCCGCCGAAATATATTTCCATGCACTATCATTCGCAGGAGCGGTGGGGGTCCCTTGTGTATTTTTATTCCAATCCCGCTCTACGCCCGCTTGCGCCGCAATTCGATCAAGCCAACTCATACAAAAATCTCCTTATCTTCCGTATTCCACACCTTGTCCAGAAAGAAGGTTCTCAGCAGCTTGTTCTGCCCAGTCTCCCCCAATCGACAAGATGATTTGTCTCAATTCTTCTGTTGTGTAGGGATAACCGTCTCTCGCATTTTCTTCCAATATACTTTGCCCAAAACGATATACAGATGTTTCGTCAGACGGGTCGACATCGCCATATTCATTGAGCATCACAAGCGCTCTATCCCGCGCATCAGAAAGCGGATTCGCCCATTCCTGGTCCGGATGCTCGTCATCCCAAGCCTGTGCTTGTTTGAGAATGTTCAGTGCTTCGTTGACCTTGAGACCTCCTTGTTGAGCGCCTCCACGTCCTCCGCTTCCCGATCTTCCTGACGCCCTCATAGCTGCCGCTTGGAGAGATGTATCTGATGCGAGTTTCGCTCTATAATTTGCGGCGTCACGATTGGCGGCATCATTCTTTGCACGATAACCAAGACTGTCATAGTTGTACTGAAGTCCTGCAAGATCTTTTGGTGAAATCGTTACAGGAAGCGTCTGCGCACCGCCGCGTACACGCCCCTTTGCATCACGAGTCATGGCGACTTTTGTACCGCCGAGATCGATGGTATCAAGCTGCATATTCGGATTTGTCGCTTCGATGAGCCCTTTAATGTCTGAGAACCTTGTTCGAGGATCCGCCGCAGCCGCCATGATAAGTGCCGCCATCTGCTCCGAAGAGGAAGATTTCGCTGCCTGTAGGAGTGCATTCTGTTTCATCGCCTCCTGCGCCTGTTGTTTCCGTTCTGCCATCACGAGCTTTGCGATATCCGAGGGAACGCCGTTATCCTTGAGATACTTGCGAATCTCACGGTCATCCATCTTTGATGCACGCTGCTGTGCAAACGCCTTTGCGATATCCTCTACTTCCTCCGCGTATGTCCGCTCCTTCGGAATCACGCCGCGCTCCTGAAGGAACTGGAATATGTCAGCCCCCGAGATAGCCCGACCATGGGAATTGTTTTGGCCGGGCTGGGTAGGGTTTGCAGTGCCAGTCATGCCAAAGCCGGCATTGGGGTCAAAATTGAGGAGATTCGTCCCCTGCGGCGCATAGCCACCAAGCTGGGCAGCGGGCGGCGACATCGGTGCTGTGCCTGTCACCGGCTGCGGGTTTACGGGCTGTGGGGTCGCCTGTGAATTGGATATCGGTGCAATCGGTTGTACCCCTTGTCCGATCTGTCCGCTGAGGATATCCCGCGCCGTCTGTCCCGCCCATGCGTTCCGCTTTTCCATCTGCTCCTGCAGCTGCGGATACTCTTTATACATCATGGGTGCAATCCCACGATTCACGGCGTCCTTGAGATCGGCAAGTCCCATGCCCGCCCCGACCTTTGAGAGATCAACCCCCGTACTCTTACCGAGTCCGCGCAGGAACTCTGCATGCCCATGCGCTTTCGCCTGTATCTCACGGAACTTCTGCACATCGGGTGAATCCTCCGCATAGCCGTTGTTGAGGAGATACTGCGCATCGTTGTCCGCCTGCATCCAGTCACGCTTCGCCTGCAGAAGAAGCGTCTGTGGATTCTGTCCAACAAGACCGTTGCCATAGTGCGCATCAGCCATCGCCTGTGCTCGCTTGCGATCGTCTGCATTCGGGTCGCCGATTCCCGTGAGTATATCACGCGCCTTATCCTCGCCACGTCTCCGATAGTTCTGTGCGTAATTCGTCATAAGACCATTTCCGAACATATAACCGAGTTGTTCCCAGTCCATAAAATATCAACTCCTTAAAATGGGTATCAAAAAACCCGCCCAGAATTGAGCGGGTTCTGTGTGAAATTGTGTTCACTGCTTGTTGCGCTTGCGGCGGGCACGTTCCATGCGCTTGCCCATGATAACGCCATAACGACACGCATTGATAAGAAGGTCTGCTATCTGTTCCCCTGTACCCACATACTTTCTGCCTGCTTCTTCGGCAATTTCAATGAGAGCATCGTGGGAAACCATGCCACGCGGCTGACGCTTGAGCATTTCCATCGTTGTCATCTTACGCCGCCTCCCGTCCGAAAATTTTCTCAAACACGGGGATGACGCTCTCGTAGTACCGCCACGTCTCGACTTCCTTGACGCTGTGCTCGGACTTGCTGTAGAACAGCTTGCCGTATGCGGGCGTCTTGAGGTTGTGCTGATTCGCGAGCTTGCCGATTTTGTTCGCCGAAACGCCGAACATTGCGCCGATCTCCGTCGCAGAGTAGGTCTTGCGTTCTGCAACGGGCAACGGGAGAATCATCTCGCCCGTGACCATCTCGGCGGCTTTCGCATTGCACACGGCTTTGTATTCGGGAATGTTCGTGCGCTCGGCAATCTTGAGAAGCAGGTTCGCGGCGCGGGTGCGGGCATTGCGCTCCATGATCTCCACGCGTTTGGATTGGAGTGCGTCGGACTTCTCAGGGATTATCTTCGGCTTCCGCAGTTCCTCCTCCATCGCATTGAACGCTTGAATGTACTTGATTTTCCATTCGAGTGCCTTCTTTCCCGTGAATCCCATCACGAGGAGAGAGAAGCCGTCGCGGTTCATCAGATATTCCTTGTACGCCTTGCCAGTTCCTGCTGTGTAGGTCGTCTCGCAGAACATAGGGGTCACAGCCGAATTTTCGGCTGTGATGTTTTCGATAGCGTCCAGAACGTGCTTGTGCTGCTTATCGAAGTGTTCCGCGATCTTGCGGCTCTCAACAACAATCTGACCGTCTGTAATTTGAACTAGGCTATTCATTTATATCATCCTTTCAAATTCCCCAAAAGGATGATATAATAGATTTATCAATCCTATGGGTTGTGTGTTGGGTTTCGCTTTATTCCTTGGTCGGGAGTAGGGGGCGAAACCCTATTTCTTTATGGTAGCATGAACCATTTGAATCCCCATGATGACTATATCCGTCTTTGTTTTCTGTAAGACCTCCGCGCACTCCTTGAGCATATCGGATTCATCCTGTGTCATGCGTATGCGCGTCTGTATAGTTTTAGGGTTTTCGGTTGGTCTGCCAATTTTCGTAACCATACATTCACCTCTCTCCTTTTGGTTACACAAATATAATATAACAAGTGTAACCATAAGTCAAGAGGTTTTTACCCGACCACAAAAATTTTTACATCATCCTCCCCCCCCTTTCATTCCTGCCACGTCGCACGGTCGCCGCCCTTTGCCACAAAACCATCCGCGATGTAGGTGTTCGCGCCGCTGACCTCAATATCGTGCACGGGACGATTGCCGCTGTAGGCGAGTCCATAGACCGCGCCAACGCCATAGAGAACGTCGCCAATGCGCATATCTCCGAGCGTCTTGTACGTGCCGTCCTCCATGAGGAAGGGCTGTGTGAGTGTCGCTGAGGTATGGGCGAGCTGGCACTGAATGTTGTAAACGTCTGCATAGTGGCGACTCATAACGTTTATGACCTCTGCCTCTTTCTCCTCACCATCTGCGTATGACATGACCTTCTCGCCGACTTCGATGTGCTCAATGCTCTTTTCCGTACCATCTGCCATCTTCACCTTTGTGCCCGGCGGGAAACAGTTGCTGAAGAGCCCTGCGCCAAGCGCCTGCCCCGCACCGCCGAGCGCACCGCCGAGGAGCCCGCCGAAGAAGCCGCCGAAGCCACCGCCACCAGACTGCGTTGTCGTCTGCGTACTCGCACCCTTGCCCGCAATTCCGGCAAGTGCCTGTGTGTTCGCCCCGTTTAAGCCCATCGACGCATTCCAGGCACGGAACGCGGGATTCTGTGCCGCCTCCTGTGCGGCGGCGGCAAGGGCAACCCGCGAACCTGCCATGTTTGCAAGATTCCCGTACAGGGCACTGTTCTGACCGTTGCCGGTCTGCGTATTTGCAAGCTGCTGCTGCGCAAGATTTGCCTGTTGTCCGAGCGAATTCATTCCCTGCGAATACTGTGTGTTGTAGAGGTTGCCGAGATTCCCCGCAAGTGCCGCTGTGTTTGCATTCTGCTGCTGTGCGAGATTTGCCTGTTGCCCAAGGGTATTCATCCCCTGCGAATACTGTGTGTTGTAGAGGTTGCCGAGATTTCCTGCAAGAGCATTGGTATTGGCAAGCTGCTGTTGGGCGAGGTTCGCCTGTTGTCCGAGTGCGCCTGAAAGCAGTCCGTGTTGCACGTTATAGAGATTGCCGAGACTGTTTGCAAGTGCATTCGTATTCGCATTTTGCTGCTGCGCATAACCCGCAATCGTGTTTGCCGCCTGTGCTGCATTTGCGTTCTGCTGCTGCGCGAGCCCTGCAACCTGCCCAATGTTCGCCTGATACTGCCGCGCGACTTCATTAGCGGCATTCTTCTGGATATCATTCATCGCTCCTGTGGTTACAGAGGAATTTAGCACGCCGCGATTGCCGAGATTCGCGAGGGACTTACCCATCGTGTTCTGAATCGCCGAACTTATACTCTTCTCCATATTCGCCTGATAGGCGGAGGGAAGAACACCATTCGCCAAGGAGGAGAGTGTCCCATTTGCTGCCGTTGCCGCCTGTCCGACGGCGTTTCCTGCACCACCGAGTACATTGTTTGCGTTCGCCGCGCCACTCCGATAAAGACCTTCGAGTCCACCTATGCGCCCAGCACTCTGACGTGCAAGTGCACCCGTCATATTCGACGCATTCGCAAGCGTCCCGTTTGCCGCTGCCGTGCCTCCCTGATAGACGCCCGCAAGCGTTCCAAGACGCGCTGCGTTCTGTGCGGTCATGTCGCCCATCTTCTGTCCGGCGGTGCCAAGGGCACTGTTCGCCCCTACTGCACCACTTTTGTAGAGGTCTCCCAGTGTCCCGAGGCGCCCAATGTTTTGTCCGGTTAGCTGTCCCATCTGCCCCGCAAGATTGCCGAGTGTGCCGTTTGCGGCTGCTGTCGCCGCGTTGTTCGAGCCGATGAGCCCGCTCATCCCCTTTGTTGCGTTTGCAGCCTGTTGCTGTGCCTGTTGATTGAGTTTGTTGAAGTCCACCTGTACCGCGCCGAGCGAATCCTGCAAGAGAGACCGCCCGAGATCGTTCAAGTAGTAGGCGTTCGGCGCGACCCTCTTTGCATAGTCCGCCGACGCCTGTGAGAGCTGCTTTTCTCCCTCAGACGGCGTATAGGAGTTCGTGACCGTCGTACTGCTCCCGCCCTTATAGCGCACCATACGCCCATAGCGGCATTCACAATCAGCATTTTTTTCTTCCTGCCCGTGCCACTCTTCCCCATCATGAACGAGACTTTGATACCAGTTTTTCATATTGTCACTCCTTAGATTTCCCATGTGATGAGATAGGCAAGCTCCCCCGTCTTGTCGTACGTGAATGCAGGAGATACTTGACCCCATTTCCCCGTCTCTCGATGCGAGCAAAAATACCGCTTTGTCCCGTCGAATAGGTTCTCTATCCGATCAATCCGATAGCCGAAGAGCCGAATGTAAGCAAGAATTTCCTTTCGTATACAAAGTGTGCCGCCCTCACGTATGCCGAGTTTGCGCGCTACCTCTTCGACCTTCTCCTTAAAGAAGCGCGCGTCACCCGCGAGCTGTCCGAGAATCACCATGTCACCAAGGAGACGAATCTCGCAAAAACCTTTATCCGCAACAAAAAAGAACTCGAATCCATCCGTTGGTTGGAAGGGGTCATTCGGGTTCTTCTTGTTATAGAAAGTGATCCACTCATAGAGCGTCATAGGTCAGCCGCCTCCAACATGAGATGTTTGATCTGAAACGGGGTTGTTGCACTCACCGTTGTCTGGATGCGCGGCGATGAATGATTGCAGCGTACCTTGCGGCGAGCATTGGACGGCATCTTGAGATTCATGTTGTCGATCTCTATGCGAACAGCCCCTGCTTGTGTGGCTGCCATCGACGAATCCACACTACGCACGAGAATCTTCTCCGTGCTGATAAGGTCTTTCGGACGCAAACGAAATTCAATCGGTGTGTCTCCATCCTTCAGGTTCTCCTCATCCATCTCATAGAGAGCTTTGCCCGAGGCGACGACAACCGAGTCCATTGTCTCGTTCACAGCTGTCACAGGAATGGTGAATTTCAGCGTCGTCGCCGCCCGCACGGAATAGTTGTATGCAATGAACTCCCCGCGCTTTTCCTTTGGCTGGATGAGGAGAAGTTTTCGGCGGCGCAGATGAAAAAGAGCAGGTTCATAGAGCCCGCTCGTTACGAGGATATTCCATTTTTCACCGAGATCACCCTGCGCGATATTCCCGTAGTCCATCGTTGTGGACATGGTTTTCATGCCCTGACGGCTGACGAACACGACATCATTGCCCACTGCCTCCGCCGCATTTCGACCAACCGGATCCGTCTGTGTCGCAACGCGGTAGATCATCCACGAGGAGACTTCCTTGTCGCCCGTGAGCTGATAGATCATCCCGTTGTTTTTGATGATGAGGAGATCGGTTGCAAGCGGGACGACGGCAATAATATCTGCGCCATCCCCGTAGCCAACATCCACCCACGCCCCCGTAGAAGCATTGTTGTCATCTGTATTCCACTGCTCCCCATCGCCCACACCTGAAAGCTGAATGCGATCCGTCCCTGTCCGTGCTACACAGAGCCGTGCTCCGCGTTCAAAGACAATGTCACAAACAGGTGCATTTGGCACGGTCTGCACGCTATTCTCCTCCGAAAAATTGTAGGATTGCAGCTTATCCCCTGAGGCAATCCAGATACGGTTTTGGAATTTTGTGCAGATCGGACGCCTGTCCCCCGTGAGCTTCCCGACCTTGATGGGCTGCACATGAAGCGTGGGCACATGATAGATACTACCGTCACGCAGGAAAACAAGAAATGTGTTGCTGTCAATGTCGTAGTACGTTCCAAGAATCTCCACAGAGAATGTCACGAGAGGCTTTGAAAGTCCCCCACGCGCCGTAAGTGACCGCTGATACCCGAGAAAATAGAAGTTTTGACACTCTTGCATTTCGTTCTGCGCAATAAGGTCACCCTCGCTCATGACATTGATGCCGCCAGAGAAGTCATTGAATACAAACTGTGTCGCATTATGCTTCATCGTCCGCCGCATGTTGGAATCACCTTCTTCAGCTCGTCGGCAGGGTAATGTTCACGACATTGAGTTCTGCATGTCCATTCGCCGCCCGCGCAAAGATCGTGCCCTTGAAGGGATACGGTTTCAGCGGCGGCAGGATAAAGCCGGAGCCGTTCACCTTCTCCGTCGAGATTTCAACCTCGCGTTCCGGCGCATAGAGAGTCCCCTGCTTCTCCGTTATTGATGTCCATTCATCTTTTAGTTTGTACTTCATTGTAGTCTCCTTTCGTTATGCAGGTACATTCTTCACATATGCGCCATAGAGCTGGCAATCCTCCATCCCCTACCATCTTTTACCCCCATTCTTTGTCAATCGTAAAAATCTCATCTGCCCGCTTCTCATCCTGCATTTCGTTGATAACATCGCCATCTTGTTTTTGTTGTTCTAATTCTATAAGTGATTCGGATACACCGACGCAGTAACCGTTACGAATCAAAAAATACATACACATGATATATCACCTTGTTAAATACCTATGGAAAACCAACTGCCTAAAAACATATTTGTATTATCTACAATGTGCTCTTTTTCTGTATCACCGATTATTGCGGTAAATTTTGTTAATGTAGGTTTTCCTACCAAAGTAGCTCCATACGTTGTGCTAAAATCATTTATATTCATTGTTTCTATACCTGTTGTTAAAAACACTTGTACAAATTTTTTATGTGTTATTAAGAAGGTATACTCCTTGATGTTTTGTTTTATTGTTCCCCACTGTATAGTTAAACCGTTTCGTAATTTTATATAACCATTTTCTTCTAGCTTTGCTTCAACCGCTCCTGTATTTGCCGCGTCAATCAATCCTAGAATATTGGATAATGAACGTCCATCAAAATTTTTTGAATTGTCTGCTGCCCCTGCCGTATTAGCTCTACTAACCGTAAAGTTAGACGGATTATAGACGTACATATTTTCGCCGTCGTTGCCACCCCATAGCCATGACGGTTGACCGCCTTGACCTGACCAGTGGAAACGCATAATGCTATAATCATTTTCTACGCGTACGGCTCTATCGGATACGACTGCTCTATCTGCCGTGTTTGCTCTATTAACATGAAAATTAGACGGATTAAAGCAATATACATGAGTTGAATCATCTCGTTTGCTTCCCCATATATTTAGCGGTTGTCCGGGTTCCGTTTGCCAATGGAAGCGCATTTCTGACACGTCGTTAAACACAAAGTTTGCGCTATTTGCTCTACCATTTAGATTTCCCTCAAATCCTCCATCGGCTTTCATTCTCCCTGCTGTGTATATGGATTTGTTTGCTCTTGACCTAACCCAATCATTATCAGACATATACCAGCCGCCGTTATGGTCGCCAAAAACAAATCCCGAATTTCCCTTTACGATAAATCCTTCATGTGCCGTCATATTCCCTACAGTACGCCAATCGCCGTTACGCAAATCCATTGAGCCTGTGTATTTTTTTGTCTGTATACTATAGAATCCTAATCCGTACCATGAGCCAATATTTACGTTTGCACCGTTACCGCCAGCGATAGCATCTCCTGTATCAGTACCGTTAAATTGCATATAGCCGCTATTAGAAGTCAATCCTACATTTGTACCGTCAAATCTTAGATTAGCTGTCATCGTATCGCCGCTTTTGTTTACTTTAGCGTTTACACGGCTATCTACTTCGCCACGGTTGTAAATCTCTGCTCTACTGTACGTTTGCGCCTTTTGATAGTAGCGGTTATCGGATTCTGTTCTGTTAAACAATTCCCCCTTGTTGTATACCTCATTTTTGGTATATGCCCCAACATTGTGTGCCGTAAGCACGCCGATAGCTATCTTGTCTTGGGTAATAGAACGAGAAGCAATCTTATCCACTGTAACGGCGGAATCACCGATCTTTTCTGTTGTGACCGCACCATGTGAAATTTTTTCTTTTGTAACAGATTGATCAGCGAGCTTTTCTGTTGTAATAGCTTTATCGGCGATATCCGAGTCATCAACCCATGTCTGAAGTTCGACATTATTGAGTGTGAATGTTTGATTCAAATCTGTACGATAGCACTTCATACCAACATAGAGATTTACTGTTGGAAAGGCAATGCCAGAAAAATTACTTGCCACGGCCTCAAAATTCGCGTTAATGGTAGCACGCGACTTCTTTACACGATCTTGCGCGTTAATAAGATTGAACGTCTGCATATTTACCCCCCTATTTTTCAGTAACCGACCGCTGTCCACGAAATCATACCTGCCGCAAGCGAGCCGCCGCTTTTACGTAGAACACAGGTAAAAGACTCTGTTCCGATTGCTCTAAGTTCCGGTGTGATAGCACCATCTGACGTGTTGCCACTCAAGAGTGTCACAGTGATCTCAGGCTTCGTATAGTAACGCTTGTTATACTCAACCACTGTCTCATTCGCCTCTATGCGTGCCGCTCCACGATCTACGGTGTCATCAATGTCCACATTCATCGCCATTTTATATATTTGTGGCATTGCTCCAAGACTTCCAGCCGTCATAGACACGCGAACAAGGGCTTTCTCGTATTCGTATTCACCGACCCGGAACGGCATGAAGGCCGTATAGCCGCAAGGTTGTAACAGGCGTTTCTTAAACTCTTCGCGTGTAAGCTCCGCACCAATCATTACCCCGGACAAAGACGCTTCGCTTGCTTGTTTTCCTTCTGACATGTTCCCGCCCAACAAGAAGTGTTCAAGCTTATCGATCGGAGAACCCGGTGCACTTTCTTCTGCATACATGCCTTTTGCAAGACTGTATAAAAAAAGCCGTCGAGTAGAGGCTTCCTGGACAATGCCAACAGCGATGCTATCGTTTTGGTTAAAAGCGATATGTGTCTGAATCGTTACGTCGTCATCTCCAATAAGCTGAAACACATCCGTATTTGCGTCGTACTGCAAATACAGGTGTCTGCTGGAACCAATTTTCAAAAAACGTGTGCTTGGCAATCCGTTTCTCAAACGAATCCAGAACATCATAGAAAACAACCGGGGCGGGTTATCAAGCTGATATTCCAGAGACAGATTACTTGAGAGGCAAATCCCCTGCATCCAACGCGAAGGCGTAAATGTCACCCCAGCCGAATTGCTGATTGTCGCTCCTCTTGCATCAAGATTACCGTCAAACGAGATGACCGCAAAAAAACGTTCCACATCCTTCGGGTCATGACGCGCAATTTCATGTACCACCTCAACCCCTTTGAGGTCTCCTACCGTACCATTCCACATGGTATTCCATGCATCTTCACTGTCCCACTCAAAATCCAGATCATCCCACACAAGAGTGTCATTGAGTTCCCCGACAACGCTTGCCTCAAGCCAGTTGCGAGCACGATATTTTTGCTGGAGGGTTACATCGATAAGATACTCCCCTCGTATGGCATCCTTCTCCAGCAATAGCGCCTCACGCGCCTTGTCATAGTAAAGATCAATCTTGTTCCCATGGTATCCGATCTTTTCCTGGTCGAGTCGGATAATCACGTTTTTGTGAATGTCTGGCTCGTTTGTCAACAGGAAATAGACAGCGTTTGTTGAGTAGTTGTTGTGCTCATCAATTGCCTTAACCATCATGTAATAGCGCCCCGTGTTCGGGTATACATAACGATGTTTATTGAGCTTCGTCGTGAAAATTGTCAACGCCTTATCCCAATCAGGTGTCGCTCCAACCTTAACCTCATACCGCACATTGTAGATCGGTAGTGGATCCCAGTAGAAATCCAAATGCGAGCCGTTGCGTTCTACGAGGAAATTTTCTACATCAGGCATGACGCAGTAAACAGTATCGAACGCACCGTCACCAAACTGATCGTAATAAGCAACGCGAACACGATTGATGACAGCTTCCCCTGTGTATAGGAAGATATTGTCAAGAGACTCATAAAGCGTGTCGTTGACGTAAATATGTGCTCCAATACAATTAAGCGGTATCTCAAGGAATGTGATAAGCGTCCCTTCCTGCGTCTTTGTCATCGCTACATCACGCGGAGACGGGGGGCGTGTTTTCGTATACTGAATCTCTGTGGGATTACTTACCTGTCCCTTCTTATTGACAGCAAAAAGAAAGATATTTCCTATGTATGATGATGGGAGGATCTTAGATTCGGTAAGCGTTGTGCGCTCCAAAAGTCCCTTTTTGCTGCCAACGTTTTTATTCGTCCGCACCTCGTAATAATTGAGATCTTTCGCATCAAGTGAGTGGTCCCATTGCAAAAGACCGCCAAGCCTTGAAAATGTCAGGCGAAAATTGCGCGGAGAGAGAATTTTGCCCTCCTTATCCGCATCCACATCGTCTGCTGTGAAGCTGTTGGCCGCATTGATCTGCACAGCCTGTTCCGTGAGGATGGAGCGCAAGACATGAAGAAGGTATCTTCCATCGCCTTGAATCGCTGCTGGAAGATTCGGGGCATGAAGGACTTTTTTCTGAATGTCAGCCATTCATCGTCACCGCCCCAGTGAGGATGGCACGGAACTCGTCAGAGAGTGCCTTGTCCTGTGTGAGATCGTACTCGTTGCGATTGAGTGCATAGAGGGTTGCTACTTTGAGGACATAATCGTTGAGCGCTTCATGGGCAAATGGCAGATCACCAGTCTCACCCTCAAGCGGCGGCATTGTCGCGAAATATCGAAAGCGCATCTCTGTCAGCGCAGGGTCAACGAATTGTACCGTCTGTCCCGTGATACGCATGGGATACTGCCCCGCAGACGATACGTAATGTGCGGGAACACTCTCACCATCATGAAGCAGAATCTCTCGCACCATCATCGGAGAACGTGCTGCAATGAGAAGACCAGATACCTCATGAATCGCAGTGTTGAGGAAATCAATGCACTCTGCGCGGCTGTATTCATCCGATATGTCATGCCCTGCCGCCTTGATCATATCAATCGCTTTGCTCGTTTTCATGACATCACCTCAGACAAAGAATGGCATCTTTTGGCGTGCGTTATTCCATTTGCGTCGCGGAACAATGTTATCGATCTCATCCGTCACCGCTTGTGTCATGGTATCAACATCCGTGTTGTTCAGCACCATCCGCGTGAGCTTGATGATCGGGTCAACGTAGGTATCAGGCAGGGGAATTGTCTCTCCATCCTTGACAGGCATTAAACTCCCATAGTAGTGGAGCAGAACACCCGCCTCCGCATAGATGCGCCCCGCAAATAGGCGGAATGTATCAGGTGTTACATGATCGTCCGAGACGGCATGCAGTCGGTAATGATCGGAGAGACGATAGACACCCTTGACAGACGTGAAATCCTCTGGAAGGTCCACCGCTCCATTCGTGAAATCGCCAATCTCATAGACCTTCTCACGTTCGAGCAAATCGCTCTGCATATTGGCAAGCTGTGCGCGGAGATAGCGTAGAACTTCGTTCATGGCGTGGTAAATCTCGTAGTCCGAGAACCGTACCTCGTCCATGTCCTTTTCTTTCCAGCGCACCATTTCTTTCAGATGCTTTGCATCAATCACTCGTTACACCTCCCTGCCAGAGTTTACGCGAGTGGTCTCGATGCACGGAAAACGCCGGGAACAACTCAAAGAACTTCCTCACGAGACGAATGAACTCAGCCTTATCGCCCCCCCGCTCTGCCTTGCGTGCCTCAATGAGCCACGGATTTGACAACCACATCTCAGGAGGGATATACCCAAGCGGGATGATGTTTTTCCCACGCCCACCCTCATCCGACACCTGCTTTGCCATGTCGACTGCTTCCGAACAGTCGAACGTGTTGCGCAGGATCGTCTTCCCATCCTCCTCATAGATTTTTTGCTTTACAATCATAAAATCTCCTGCCTACAGGGCTACGCCCTCAACCTTCGCCCGCTCCTTGAGAATTCGCATATAGCCGCGCATATAAACGAGCTGTTCAAACAAGACTTCATACGAACAGGACGGCGTGAAGCTCAAAGTACCAGTGGCGTACTTTTCGAGCATCGCGGCCAGCTTCTCTACACGGACTTTCAGCTGATAATACTCAGCTTTGTAACGCTCCTGATAATCGGAACTTTCCATCATTACGACGGTATCTTTCAGTTCCATCGTTATTCCTCCAATACAAAAGGGCTCACCTCCAACAGGTAAGCCCTCATCCTTGTTTCTTAGGCGCGCTTGATGTTGTAGATCGATCCCGAAGCCTTCGGCTGCGTGCCCTGAAGCCCAAGCCACGACTCGATGACGAACTCCTCATACGAGCCCTTCTTGGCAAGCCCTGTGACCTCATGCGTACGGTCGAACCACTTCATATCCCAGTAGTTCATGTCCATGAAATCAACGATCGTATCGGAGTACATACGGTGCACCTCGGCGCGGATCACGCCGAAGTCGGACTCGTACACATCCGTGACATTGACCGCCGTCTTGTCCTTCGAGGAACGCTGCTTTGTCGCACCGCCCGTGACAATGGCCGAGAAACGACGCTTGAGGCGTCCTGACATGACTGCCAGCGTCGGATTGCCGCCGCGCTTGCTGCACATCTCCATGCAGTCGTTGATGTGATCCTCGGTAAGGAGCGCGTCGCCCGCACTGAACACGTTGTTCTTCACCATCTGCACGCCCTGCCCCGCCGTCGAAAGCGTGACCTGATTCACGTTCTTGATCGCATCGTCCATGCTGTTATAGAGCGTGAACTTCTTTGGATCAGTGTCCTTGCGGATGTAGTACGGCATATTTGCCACAACCTCCGTCGGAAGCTTGTTGCCCGCACCAGGCTTCGCCTTGAAATAGACGAAATCACCCGTGTCGAGCTTGTGGTCTGCCGTACACGCGCAGACATTGCCCGTGAAGGTCACATCCTCAACCTCCTCCTCGAGGAAGTAGCGAACGCCGCCGGTAAGTGCGGGATTGCTCGGAGACTCATCACGCGGTGCGCGGTTGAAGACAAGCGCATACTCAATGTCGCGTGCGTGCTGCTTGAACGCGTTCACCTTCTGGCGTGCAAACTCATCCTCGGGGGAATACTCCTTTGCGTGCTTGCGCTGTGCATCTGTCACGCGACCCGAGCTGATGAAGTGCTGACAGCGGTTGTCCCACTGCGCGAGCGAGCCGACCTTATCGGTCGTATAGTCCGTCATTTCGAGGTGTGCATTCTCCTGCGGAGGTTTGAGACCTTCCGTCGTCCAGTTGAACTTGAGACTCTTCGCATCTGTCGCTGTCCCGAAATTGGACAGGAAAAATGTCATGTCAGGGTCAATGTTCGTAACGATACGGCTAAAATCATCCTTCGTGCCGACCGCCTCATAGGTCGTTGACTGCGACACCGACTTTGCTACCAATGGCATAAGTAATCACCTCTCGTAAAATAAAACCTTAGTGCGGCAGGTGTGCCCGCAGGAACTCACTGCGCTCCCGCACGCCCATCGTTCGCATTGCGCTCCAATCCACCTGTGCGGACGGAGCTGCGGCAACCTTGCCCGCACCCTCCACCTGCGGCGGTGCAGCTTTCGGCGCGGGCGTTGGTGCAGAGGAAAGCCCCGTCTGCTTCGCGTAGAACGCTGCACGGGTCTTGTTGTAGTAGTCCTCGAGTACAGGAATATCCGCACGCGTACACGCGCCGTTTTGATACCGCTGAATCACCTCTGCAACCTGCACCGCCTCGTTATAGGGCAGCTGCTGATAGAACGTCTCCATCATCACATCGATCTGGTTGAAGTTCGGCTCAGATGCCTGTACCTGCTGCATCTTCGGTGTGAACTCCTGCATGAATGCCTGTGTCTCTGCCTGCTGCTGACGGAGCGTCATCTGATACGCGTCAATCTCCCGCGTGATCGCGTTCACATTCATCTGAACGGCAACACGGAACTCCTCTACCTTCTTGGTCTCGGCGGGATCATCCGAATAGAGCATTTCGGAGAGTTGCTCGGGGGCAATGCCGAAGTCCTTCATTGCCTTCTTCTCTGCAGCCTCCTGAATGCGACGGTAGAGCTCCGCCCCCTCCTGCGGCTGCTCCCCCTCTGCTGTGGGCAGCTGCGGCGATTGCATCTGCATCGCCTGTTGCTGTGCTGTGAGCGCAGCAATCTGCTGCTGCTGACGAATCGCGACATAGTTTGCCCTCAGTTCCTCAGGAATGCGGGATTCATCCACGCGCCCCGTCGTCAGCGCGGCAAGCAGCTCGTTCGCCGTATAAGCCGTAGGAGCGGCGGGCGGTTCCTGTGTCTGCTGTGAATCCTCATCCGCTGCGCTCGTTCCCTCGTTCTTCTCTTCCGTGAACTGAACAAGCGTACGAGCCCCCGTAACAGGGTCTACCTGAATAGCAAAGCCCCCTGCGGACGGTGTGTCGGAAGCCCCCTCTTCGGTATGTACCTCTACGGCGGGCGGCGTTCCCGCACTCGTGGTAGCCCCCTCCTGCACGCTCTGCCCCGCAGGAGCTTGGGGCGTATCCGCTGCCGCGCCCTCTGCCGCATCGCCCTCTGCAAATCTCTGTAAGTCATAAACCAAATCATTCATTCGTTATCCTCCTCAATGTTCCGTCCGCCCCTCATGGAGCTTCTTCGCCGCCTCGCGCCCCTTGCGCGACACGCTCAAAAGGTCGTCGTAAAAGCCACGCGCCGCCTGATAGTCCGCCTGAATCTTTACCAGCTCACCCACCTCTTCGGCACGGCTCAGGCGCCCCAATACGCTCTGCTCCACCTGTGCAAGCCATTTGCCGGAGAACTTCTCCGTAAGCAGAAATGTCGCCTCCGCCCCTTCTGCGGCGCGTTCCTGCAGCTTCATCTTGTCGCTGTATTCCATCCGCTCCCCATCCCTTCACGCCATGCCTGATAGGCTTTTTCATGACTTTTTGCAAGCCGCTCATCTCGCGCAATCTTCTCTGCCATCGCCGCAGGACTGGTCGAAAGCCCAAGCTGCTGCAAGGCAGAAATCTGCGCATCCATCGGCAAATCCTTAAACTGCGCCGATAGACGTGCGAGTGTCTTTGCCTTCACATCGTCCTGCTTGATTTGCAGCTCCGCCTGTGTGAGCGCGTCCTGCTTCTCCATCGCCGCTTGCTGCACTTGCTGTGCCTGTGCTTGTTGCTGACGGAACACATCGCCGTTCGGGTCAAGCAGATATTTCTCGGTCGAACGGATCCCCATGACCTCAAGAAGCTCCTTTGTGACGTTGTACCACGATTCTGCGTTGACGATTCCGATCATCTCGAGTTTCGGGTAGAGCTGATTGATAAGCACCATGAGGTACTGAATCTGTATCTCCTTGGAAGAAGCTCCGCGCCCGACGTTGACGATAAGGTCATAGTCAATGCTGATCTCTTCGCGGCGGATAGCGATGTTTTCGTCTGCAAGGCGAATCATTTGTCCGTCGTCGACGAACTTCTGGCAGAGCAGGATGAGAAACTTGACAATTGGAATCCACGCCGTCTCTGCCGCAAGACGTGCGATGAGCTTGATTTTCTTGTCCGATGCCCCCATGATCGCCGAAATACCCGTCGCCGTACGATTGAGACTCGAGGAATCCAGTCCCTGATTGTACCGCGTACTGCCAGATTGGCTCTCGATCTCGTTTTGCGCATACTGCACAAGGGTCATCGCTGAACCGTCAATCTGAATCGGCGGCGGCTGAAACACCGCCTGATTTGCCGGAACGTTGTTTTTGACCGGAACAATCTCCGAACCCTCGAGCAGTGCGTCCATATCGACGCTGTTCTCGTCCACAAACTTTTGCGGTACGTTGTTTTTTGCTACCGCAATAATCATCTGCCGTATGAGTGCCGTCTTGAGGTCTTGCAGCTGCTCAAGCGTATCTGTTATGGAATCCTCGCCAAAGATGGCATATGCGTCATGCTCGGGAGAGAAAATAAAGAACGGCGGCATCTCGAATACGTTGTCCTGAATCTTGAGCGGCGTATCTCCGACTGCATGGACAATCACGTTTTCGTAAATCCCGTCGTTGTTGAAATCCACTTTGAGATATGCTTCGTACAGTTCAAATTCCTTCGAGGCGTTGTCACCATCAGAGAGGCGTCCGTGCATCTCATCCATACGCTCATTGTGCTTTTTGTCGAGAAGCGGCGTTTTCCGTATCCCCTCACCCGCCTTTTCCATCGCCTCATCGACGTTCTGATAAACGCCCTGCGCTTCCATGCGCGTAAGATAGTCCCCACGAACAATCTTACGCTGCGCAACGAACTTGGATTGATGAAGGTCGCGTGCCTCGGGTGTAAAACGCAGCTCTGACGGGCTCATATTCTCAATAACCGGCTGATTGACCTTGACATTGACAAGATCAAACGTCACCCGCAAAAGATCCCCGAGCGGCGTCACAGGAACGGCTTCCTTGATCTCCACCTGTCCCGTTGCTTCGCCCGCAAGAATCATCTGCATCATCTGCGCATCGGCAAGTACCTCCATCGGCTGACGGTCTTCCTCACGCTTCCAATAGACCTTGGCACAGCCCATGTTGATTGTGAGTCCATCACGCAAGAAGTTATACATAAACGAGAAGAAACTGTTTTTTCGTGTTACGAAATAGCTGAGAAGTTGTTGTATCTTCTTCGCGTTGTCATCATCGTTCACGTTGACCCCTGCAATATCCACAGGATCGTCCGAGCCGACAAACACCTCCATAAGAGACGGCATAATCCAGTCAATTGTTGTTTTGACATCCCGCGACACCCAGCTGCTCAACTCAGAGAGGCGGGGGAACTTCCCACTATAGTGGTCTACATCCGCTCGGTACACATCATAGCGGCGAATCAGAGCGGGCTCGACCGTCGCCGTATAGTAGTGATCTGCCACATCCCGCCCAGCCTTATAGGCGGTCATGATCTTCTTGACCGCATCCTCTGAGAGCGTTTCGAGACTGACCTCCTCCGGCACAGCATTTTGCGCAGCGTCATACGCCGCCGCGTTTCCTTGCATTGCCTCACCTCCTTTCACATCACATACTGCCCGCCTTGCGGATTTTCCCACGGCGGCGTGCCTCGTAATATTTGCCGTGCGGTACATAGACCGGCATCGCAAACGTGAGCGCAAGCGCATCCGCAAGGTCAGGGCTTTTGCCCATGCGCTCCTTTACCTTCTCCTTTGGCTCAAGAAGAATGCGCCCGCTCGCGCTAAACTTGTACTCTACAGAGGCGAGCTCTGTCTTGAGCTCCGTGTTCTGCGGGATTGCACCGCCCGATGTGAGCCAATCGCGGCATTTGAAATACATCTCCGCGCGGATATTGGCGTAACGCTCCGTATCCATCGCAGCCGCGCCGAAATTGATCTCCGTCGGCTGATAACCGAGCTGGCGCAGACGGTCAATTACGCCAGTACCCATTGCCCCCGCGTCGATGAACACCGCCGCAGGAGAAAACTCCGTGTAGCAGGACACGACCGCACTTGCTGTGTCCATCGTGGACAGCCCCGTGAATGTCCGCATCTCCCGCAGAAAAAGCCCCTGCCGTACACAGAGCACCGTGCGATCATCGCCGAAGCGTGCGACATCCACGCCGAGAATGACCGGCTGTCCCTCTACATCCTTTTCGACAAGTTCACGCCCCGCCGCCTCCGTGACAAGGTCAATCGGAATTACCACATCAGAGGCAGAGGCTGTGAAGTCACATAGAAGCTCCTGCCGAATCTCCATGTCGGTCATCTGCGCCTTCATGTCCTTGAGCTCTTCGGCGGGAAGCACGCCCGTCTCATCCGCACGATAAATGCAAGAGTACCAACCCGCCGATTTCTCCGCGTGTTGGTACATCTCATAAAACTGGTTTTGTCCCTTCGGCGTGCCGATGAACACCGCCCATCCCTGACGGTCAGAGAGCGCAGGACGGATCACACCGCCCCAGAGCTCCGGCTTGATATCCGCATACTCGTCGAGAATCACCCCGTCGAGATAGATACCGCGCAGCGCATCGGGATGATCCGCCCCGATGATATAGAGCCTTGCGCCCGGCGATCCGCGACACCGCGTAGGCAGCTCGATATAAAGCTCCGATTCATTCACCGTACGCCCAGGGATTGGATTCGTATAGTATTTCAGATACTCCCACGCCACGCGCTTCGCCTGATTGCGGAACGGCGCGACATAGGCGTAGACAGGTGCTTTCTTCTCGTTGAGCACCGCCTTTTTTATCATCTCATTCACCGTGCCGACCGTCTTGCCGAAACGGCGGTGACACACAAGCACCGCAAAACGGTTCTTCGAAAGCGCGGGATGAATCGTGTCGCGCCAGATCGGGCGCGGCGTGTATGGTATGACAATCTCACTCATGCGCCGCCCTCCCATCGGAACGTCAAGGGACCGCCGTCTGTTCCGCCGAGTGACAACTTATCGTTGAACATGCCAATATGCCTCCCCAGAAGCTCAAGTGCCTTGATTTTGTCATGTAGCTTGACCTCTATGCCATTTGCCCCCTGCTTGATTCCTGCAAGTGCAGCACGCTGTTCAGCAGAAAGTTCTGCTGTCTCCTTGAGCGCGACCGCCTGATACGAGACCTCGGTGCCGTCATCCTTCTCGATCATCCGTGTCTCGACCTGTGCATAATCCGTCATATCCGCAAAGGCAATCCGTGCAAGCTCTTTGACAACACGATCCTGCGTCACCTCCGTGCGCCGTTGGAGGTCTTTCTGACGACGTGAAATTTCGGCTTGAACCTTAACATTCCTTAACAACCTCGCAGCCGTAGCTTCAGCCGTTTTTGCACTGTATCCTGCACGAATCGCTGCCTGTTTGCCATTAAAATCAATCAACCATTCATCCACAAAGCACATCTGCTTCGGTGTAAGCTTCACGTCGTCACCTCCTCACTTATAAAAATTCAGATGTTCTTCACATCTCAGAAATACGAAGTATAAAAAATCGCAGAAATTTATATTACGATTTCTTACGATTGTTTTGAGAAATGACGCGGGCTCTCGGCATTTTTCGTGCGATTTTCTTACGATTCCGCGCATACAAAAGGACACTTTGCAGCGCGCAGAGTGTCCCTAATTTCAGTCTACACTATATCACAGGTCAAAGGGGACATTAAAGGACATCTTTTTGAATTTGGCACAGTGCTCCTCCGTGAATCCGTTTGACCTGTCTATAGCTATACCCCAGATCAACCGCGATCCTCTCTAACGTTTGTCCACACAAGTACCGCCGTTTCAGCACCACGCGATAGCGTCCGTCCTTTAGTTTGTCAATGCGTTCCTCTGCCTCTTTACGCAGCGCGATCAGCTCATCCCATTTTGCATTAACGTGCTCTGCGTATCTCTCCAGCGTTGCAATCGCATCCGAGAGATCTCCGATCTTGCCGCCGCTGACCCGATCGCCATCGTACGCAATCCCCTTCAGATGCAGGATATCTGCTTTCGCCTGCTTGTATTCCTGCTCAAGACGGTTCAGCTCCAATGCCGCATCACGCACCCGCCACAGATATTCCTTTGCCGTCATTGATACCTCCGACCTTATAAACCCGCTGCGTTTTTGATGGATTCTGCTGCACTTATGCAGCACCATCATACGCAACCATACGCAGGAGACTGACAAGCTGCTGCACATAGCCGTCAAGACAGTGCTTTTCCTCCTCGTACTGCTCCCAGTTCAGCCAGCCCGTCGCATTATCGCCGGTGATAATTGGCTGTAGCACATAGCCCCATCGGTAGTCTCGTACGAGTCTTGTGCCGCCGCCTCGCATGTAATAGAGCCGCGCATAAAACTCTTTGTCGATCTCACGCGCCTTGCTGAGCAGGATAATCCAGATCTCCGAGTCCGCCGGCGAAATATCTGCGGACGGATCCACACACGCATAGTCCGTCGTCTGCTGCTCCTCACGTTCGAGCATCGCATAGGCACGCTGCTCAATGCGTTCGATCATGGACATATACGGACTTGTGTCTGACATTTTCGGCTGCGCCTGTGCTTTTGGCTTTACATGTTCGAAATAGCCCATAAAATCACCTCCGAATGAACTAGGGTTCCCGCTGAAAAAGCTGTTCCCACACACAGTACCCACGATTTTTGATGTTTGCGGGAACCGCACCTTCCTTAGAGCCGCAAGGGTTTAGGGGCAAAGGTTCCCACAGTTCCCACAAATTTTGAAATACATATATATACCTTTTTACCCCCCCTCCCCCTTACCCTATATTTATAACCAAGGTAAGGGTGGTATGGGAGTATATATATACTATGTGGGAACTGAGGGAACTCTCTCTTATATATATGCTCCACCCTTGAAATTACTGGATTTTTGCGGTTCCCACAACGGTTCCCACAGAGTTCCCATAGTTCCCGCAAATTCATAAAAGACGCTCCATTTCCTGTGGAATCTGAATCACATGAATCTTCGTCCCGCTGTAACTGACCCGCTTTGTAAATCGACGTTTGTCCTTTTCCGGTGTCGAACAAATCAGCCCGCCCTCGACAAACTCCTTGAGAAACTTATTGGACGAAAAGCCCGCATCATCGAGTGCCGCACGCAGATACATCGGATAGACATTGATACAGCCATCACGGATGAAGCCGTATTCCGGAGAGAGCTTGGCGCGTGACTCATAGCCGATATCGTTGCTGAAATGCTGCCAATTACTGACAAGCCACGCTTCCACAAAGTCCCACGCACGCCGCGTATCGGAGATTTCACGCTTTGTTGGTTGCTCTCCCAGGATAATAGCTGCCATATCATAGGCGCCCTGCTGCGCCGCCTCGGACGACTCGCCGAACAGCCACATACTCGCCAGCATATCCGCGATGGCGACCGTCGCCACGTTGTCGATATGCGGCTCGAAATGATCGGGACACTCCACGCGCAGGCGATTGATAAGTGCCTGCCGCGCCGCCAGAATCTCCGCGTATTCTGTCCCTGCCTCCTGCAGCAGGCGTGATATGAACGCCCTGCCCGCCGTCCCGTGCTGCTCCTCGTCGATGGTATAGACCAGCTTCGCCGTTTCCTCCGGCAGCACCGGATATGTGTTCAGCTCAATAAGACGTGTCTTAACGCCCTGAATGCTCGACTCCTTCGACAATGGTTCTTCCCCCGACGCCATTGCGATCGTGCGCCACGTTGCCGTCTTGCGGATGCCGGACTTGCTCGCACGCACCTTACCGTGCCCACCCTCGAGCATATAGACGAGACTCTCTAATGCTTCCTGCTTATTGTTCCCCATCATGACCTGCCGCTCATTGATGACGAGCGGGAAGTCATTGCTGTACTCGGCAGCGCGTTCAAGCCCGTTTGTCGTCCCATAGAACGACTTCATCAGCCGTGTCGGATTGCCCCAGACCGTGAGCGCAAATCGCTGTGCCGCCGTCTTGCCGCCGCCCGACGTGCCCCAGAAATAAATCATAAAATTGCGGTTCTTGCAGATGTGCAATAGTGGCGTCGCGAACGATGCCGCAAGGACAAAGCGCGCAAAAGTGTGTTTGCGTATCTCCTGCGCCGCCTCCTGCCACTCTTCGAGTGTCCCACGCTGCGTAAACGCAGCGGAGAGCTCGCCGTCGTCATCCATGTCGACACGGTACTTGCTCGATGATGGGATCACAAACTCACTCAGCCCGTATGGCCGCCAGCCGATCTTGGAGACGGCATGAACGAGCGGAATATTCGGATTCGCCGCCTCAAGGGCTTGGAGATATTTCACCAGATACTTTGCCGACTCACTCGATGTATTTAGCCCGCGATCTGTGAGCGCAATGATGCCGCGTGCAGAAAAAATCTCTGACCGCTTGCAGACCGTATGCACCCAATGATCGTAGTAGCGGAAGGAAAGCTGCACCTTCTCTGTCTGTGTATCAACGTTGTACTGCTTCTCGGAGATGATAACGGGCGTTCCTGCAGCGAGCCGCTGCACCTGCCCCACCTCCGTCATGCGCACCTCATGGATGCCATCTGCGCCATAGGAGAAATTCGCGGGGATTGCAAGATCGAGCGGCGTGTCCGGCACAAAGGTGCGCGTGGTGATATCGCCAAGCCTTTGCCCTGCCTCGAGTGCGCCGCCCTCGACCACCGAAAGCCCCGCCTGCGATGCCTGCGCACGTTTTACCTCGCGCTGCAGATCGTTCAGATTGACATTCCCCTTGCATCGCTCCTTGAAGCGTGCGTATTCCAGACCGTTTTCCTTCTTGACAAGCGCAAGTGCACCGATCGTCTCCTCATTCAGCGTATTCTCTGCATTCGGCAGTGCGATCTGTCGGAGCTTTGCGATGGCCTGCGGCACCTTGCCGAGCGACCACGCACAGGGCGACTTGACGCCGGGACAGTCCACGCATCCCTTAAACCCGAGATCTGTTTGAATGTGCGTGCAGGTCTGCGGCGTGCATTCGTTCAGATAGTGCGCGAGCTTTTTGCGCGTATCATCTGCATTGAACTTCGCGCCGAGCCATTCCTTGACGAGCGGCAGAAGGATCTGCTCGCCGCCGACACCGCGCATGAGATTCGTACAAGCGGCTTTCCAAACCGGCTCGGGCAGTGATTGATAATGCTGTGTAAAGTGTTGAAGAAACGTGCAGTTCTCTATCATCAGCCGGGCATCGCCGTCTGTTGGCCGCCGCTCAAACGTCGCCGTACGCTCCGTTTTGCAGGTGGCCTCCACGGGCGGCAACACATCGAAATCCTCGGCGTTGTAACGCAATCCTTCGGAATACTCCGCGACCACGCAGGGCACCGCTCCGCCGCCCTTGCGGTTCAGCGTCCCAGGAACGCGCAGGACACGGCAGAGATCGGGGGTACTGTCCACATGCCAGCCCTTTGCCTCCGCACTAGCGCGTACAGCTCCCTGAAGTCGCCGGAGCAGATCCTGTGCCGTACTCTGCTCCGCATCGGTGCGCGTATCGAGGAGTTCGCGAAATCCATAGTAGGCATGAATCCCATGCCCGCTGTCCACAACGATCGACGGGTCAAACATCTCCGGCAGGAGCGCACGCGCCGCCGCATAGTCCGGCGGCAGGGACTTCGCTGCATGAGCGTCACCTGCGATGTCGATATCCACCCAGAGCGCAGGGATGGCGACAATATCCGTACTCTTTGCCCGCTCATGCGGCCGAAACAGCCGCTCAGACAGCCCAACGGAGAAATACACATCCTTGCCTGTATCCCCTGTCTTTCGTGCCGCCTGTGCCATCTCAGCATGCGCAGCGGCGGCAAACGCTTGCGTCCGCTTATCCGGCAGCGTCCAGAGATAGGTATGTCCTTGTGCATCCTCCGGATAGAGTGCACGGAAAAATTCTATCGTGTCAATGACACTCACCTCGTTTCAGCCGATCGGATTCATAGGTGGCGCAGCAGCTTGATTGCCTCATCAGGAGAGCGTGCCACGCCGCCGACCGCACCCGCAGCACGGAGAAACGCGAGCATCTTTTCCTGCGCACGGCTCGTGCGGCCGCCGGGCTTTTTCACCTCGAGGAAGGCAAAGACCGCGAGCTTTTTGCCGACCATCTCGGGCGTCACCTCGACCGTACGAAAGCCGAAAAGGTCGGGAAAACCGATGGGAAGCCCCGTCGAAAAGGGCCGCGCGCAAGACAGCGTAATCATATTATCGCAGCACACAACCTTATTGCCCGTCCACGCCTTGCCGACGTTTGCGCGGAAAAGCGTTGCCGCTTGCGTCGTACCGACCGCGACGCGGATCTCATTCTGTATCTCATGCTCTGTTTTCTTCATACGTTATCCTCTCAGTCGTTTCAGATCTGCCATGCGCGACACCCAGCGCAGCGAGTAGCCGCGCTTTATGGCAATCTCCGTGAGGTCTGCGACGCTGCGCGCACTGCTGACCTCCTGCCTCTTCTTGCGCTTGATCTCCTCAATCTTCATGAGCGTGCCGTCCTTCTCGGTAAATGTTCGCTCCTCGGGTGCTGCGGCAAATATATGTCCGCAGGGACAGACGCGCGCTGTGCTCGACACCGCCGTATAACAGGCAGGGCATATTTTGATTGCCATGGCACGCGGTTTCCTTTTCTTCGTCTCAATCGACCATTCGCGCTCCTCATCGGGCATCCCGTGACGGAACACATTGCCCACATGATCGATAATGACCGCACGCTTAGCGGGATTGTTCGGGTCGGGGCGCAGCGGCCGCATACTCTGTTGGATATAGAGCGTCAGTGATGCTGTTGGCCGTGCAAGAATTACCGCCTCCATCGCCGGCACATCGAACCCCTCGCCGAAGAGCTCGGCATTACAGAGAATGCGGAGCTTTCCCGCGCGGAACTCCTCGATCGTACGCGCACGCACTGCCCTATGTGTCTCCCCGTCCACATGTGCCGCAGGAATGCCCGCCGCACGGAACGACGCTGCGACGTGCTCGCTGTGCGCCCGATTGATGCAGTAACAGATCGCGCGTCTGTCTCCGGCGAGATTCTGATAGTTCTTCACGATGTCGCCGATCACATCCGCGTCGTCCATCTGGTGGATGAGATCATTCTTGACATACTCGCCGAAACGCACATGCGCGGCGGCAGGATCAAACTTCGAGGGCGGCGCGTAGTAGTCATATGGCGTCAGATTGCCGGCGGCGATGAGCTCTGCGGCGGTTGGTCCGAGCACAAGCGACTGAAAGATCTCACCGAGCCCCTGCCCGCCAATCCGCTCCGGCGTCGCCGTCACGCCGAGCACATAGGCAGCGGCGAAATGCTCCAAAATTCTACGGTACGTATTGGCAACGATATGATGACACTCATCGCAGATCAAAAGATCGGGCGGCTGCACCTCATGCAGACGGTGAATGAGCGTCTGCACCGAGGCGATCTGCACAGGCAGATCATATTCCTTCGCTGCCCCTGCTGCAATAAGACCGTGGCGAATGCCCATTGCCGTGAACGTCGCAGACGTCTGCTCGATGAGTTCCTGCCGATGTACCATGAAAATAGCGCGCCGCCCCGAAAGTGCTGTGCCGCGCGCCATCCATGCCGTCATAATCGTCTTGCCCGCGCCGCAGGGAGCCACAGCGCACACGCGCCGCCGCCCCTCGGAATACTCATATCCAACATCATCAATAAGTTGCTGCTGATATGGTCTAAGACTGATGTCCATAGCTTATCAATACGGTGCCGCCGCGTAGCTCTGCGGTGCCTGCTGCGGCGGCATCGGTACTGGTGTCTGCTGCGGAGCGCCGTAGGCCGGCGGTGCCCACGGTGCTGAACCCGTCTGCATCGGTGCCGGAATCTGCGGCGCATAGCCTGCAGGTGCGGGCGCAGGCGGAGCGGCTTGCGGAGGCTGTGCCGCCTGTGGCACTCCCTGCTGACGCGCTGCCGATTCTGCCTGCGTGTCCACGAAATCAAAGCCGTTCATCGTGACATTGATGCTGATGTGTGCCTGGTTGTCATTGTTGCCGATCCACCCCCGTGCATCGAAGATGTCGCCGTGGATCACAATGCGGCTGCCCTTGCCGAAGTATTTCACGATATTTTCGCCCTGCTTGCCGAACGCTGACACATCGACAAAGAGCGTCTTCGCCTTGCCGTCCTGCCCCTTTGCCTGCACCTGCGTCGCAATCGTAAATGCTGTGTAGGACGTCCCTGTCTGGTTCGTCTTAACTTCGGGAGCCTTTGTCAGTCTGCCAAAAAATGATACGTTCATTGTAGTTCTCCTCTCTTATTGAAACGGAATACCGTCGTCAAACAACCTTCCTGCATAGCCGGGTGTTCCGTTGCGCGATTCCGCAACGCAGTGATCAATCGTCTCCTGCAAAATCTGCTGATAGAACATAGGGGTCTGCTCGGCTTTCATATTTGCCGCCCGTGCGGCGAGATATTCATCAATCTTTCCTGTATCCCAGCCCATGAACTGCCAAAGACGCACGAGCTCGTCACGCGGGGGCTTATTGATGTCGCAGCGGAACGCGCGCCCGCTCGGCGAAATATTGGACGGTACTGCGACCGGAGGGGCGGCGGTATCCTTGCCCGTCGATGCCTCGATCTTATCCGACTCCACAATCTCGAACATCGCAATGTAGAGATACCGCCGCAGATACGTCTGCACTGCACCGAGATTCTGCACAGGATGGCATGCCTTCAGCTGCGCCGTTGACATCGGCGTCGTGATCTCCACCTTCGCGTCTGCCTTCTCGCAGTCATAGACCGTGAGCGTTGCTGTCTCCGCCGTGAAGGAAATGACGGGGAAAATCTTCTGCTCTTTGCACAGTGTCATGATGCGCGGAAGGAAGTCGCCGAGCTCATAATAGGTATAGCCTGCGTACTCGTTCTTCTTCCCCTTCTTCAGACCGTCCTGCGCGAGCTTCACGCGGACGGTCTGTATCTTCTCGAAGATATTCATCGAATTCTGAGACTCCTCCCCTGCTCGAGATGCGCGCCCGGAATAATCTCCCCTGCCTTCAGCGCCGTCTTGACTGCGTCCTTATTCACCTCATACCGCGCAGGGATGAGATCCAGATAGCAGAGCGGGATATCGTCCTCGTCGGTGATCTTGAGTGACGGTGGATTGTTCTGCACGGCCATCGTGCCGCGCGTTGTAGTAACCTTGGATTTTCCCATCGCATCAAGATTGCGCTGATACCACACCTTGATGGACTCAATACGGTTTTTCAGAATTCTCGCCTGTTCGGAGAGCCGCTTTGACTCCTTCTCCATTCCTTCACGCAGCGTATCAAGATTGCGGATCAGCCCGATTCCTCTCTCACACTTGACAGCGATGTCTGCCTCAATCGACTGCAGACACTCCTCGAGTACCGTAAGATCCATCGTCTCATCCAGTACCAGATCCATGACGCCGTTGAATGCGTCGCCCAGGTCATACAGTGTTCTTGCCATGTCGTCCTCCTTATGCCGGAACAATTGCCTTCAAGATCATGCGGAGCTCGCGGATCAACTCGATCAGCTGCGGGATCGTCGTCTCAGGGTCGTGGATGCGGTCAAGGCACGCATCCGCCGCCTGACGGTAGGCATCCTGCTTGTAATCGTGGATCGGGCTCGTATCGTCCTCCTCGCGGTAGGGGCGCAGCAGCTGCACCCCGTCGACGGGATCCACATCAATGAAGCCGCGCCGCTTCAGCCGGTGCTTGTACCGGCTCACCTGCCGGCGCTCCCAGTCAAGCGCCTCCATCACATCGTCCGCCGAGGCCTTCGGGTGCTCGATGAAGAAATTGTAGAGCTTCTCGCAATTTGTCATGTTCAAATCTCCCATTCTGTGCTACAATAAGCACGTAGAGTGTTTTTTACTTTTGTGTTCCGAATGGCTGCCGCCGTTCGGAATATTTTTTGTATATACGCTTTTTTGGAATCCCGCACCGAAGCATTGCTGCCTCTTCCCGCCTCGGTAGTATCTGCGTGCAGCCATCGCACTCGTCCTTAGGACAGGTGAGGCAGGCGTATCCAGGGCGGTTCATGATTCTGCCTCCGCATTCAGCTTCTCCGCACGTGCCATTGCCTCACGCTCATCGTGCAGCAGCCCTCCCGCATACTCGCGGTTGCCGCTGTGATCGACAACGCGCATATCCTTGATGCGGTAGACCTGATAGACCTTTCTCCCGCCAAGATACTGGATCGAAATCTTCCACTCACTCTTCATTCTGTCTCCTCCTTCACCCAATACGTCAGCTTCAACCGATCCCCGGGATAGATCAACCCGTGCTGCTCAAGCAGCCACGGGTTCAGTTCCTCGATGCCGCTCTTGTATTCGAGAATATACCGCCGCGTCCCCGTGTTCTTCGCACAGAACTCCTCGGCGATGCCCCAGATGGTATCGCCCGGACGCACCGTATAGACCTCCTCAACGAGGACGGCGTTCCTACCATCCGCGAACAATTCGCCCGTCGCCCCCGAGAGGAACACCGCCGCAGCGATGAACGCACCGCCGATCAAGACGGGCTTTACAAGCTCACGCATGACCCTTGACCTCCTTCTTCTCCTTGAGTTTGCCCGTGTAACGCGGGAGACTGTAAATGTACTCCACCACCCACGAATACGGGACTTTGCGATTCTCCGAGCCGCGCTCGAGCACAAACGCCAGATCGCCGCTCTCGAATCGCTTGGCAACAGTCGCCGTTGAGCATCCGAGGATATCTGCAACCTCTCCGACACTCAACAGACGTTCCTGCGGTACTTCCGCAGGTTTCGGAGGTAGATAGACAACCTCCGGCAGATGATCAATGATGCGCTGCGTCGCCGCCTCTGACTGTTCAGCAACCTTCTCAGCAGCGATTCGCTCGACAGCATCCGTGAGCACCTTCACAATGTCCAGTGTCGCCGCATCCGCCGCTGTCTTTCCCATACTCTCACCTCCTATCCATGAGGAAACGCCCCGCCATCCTTGCTATCTACCATGATTCGCCTCGGAACGGGCGGGGCGTGACCTGCCATCATCAGCGCAGGGAGGTCATTCCCTGCGGACGGGCTTTCGCCCGTTTCGGCTGTACAACATATTGTGGAAATACTTGATTTATCCAACTATATGTTGTAAAATATCAACATAATTGGAAGAATATCTGCCACAGTTCCTCTTTGCTCAGCTGCATTGCCCCCCTTAGTTTCCTCAGCTCTTCGACAGTGAACCCTCCGCCTTCATTGAGCATTTTCCGAGAGAACGTATCTCGCCCAATGCCTATGATCTCTCCTGCCTCCTGATAGGTCAGCCCGTTGTATCTCAACTTCGCCTTGAGCAGCTGCATATCCGCCATACTTCTCCCCCTTATTTCATGACAGAAAGGATACTGTTAAAATGGTCTACCTCATCACTTACGACTTGAATCGCCCTGGTCAGAATTACCAAAAGCTATATGCCGCTATCGAACATCTAAGCAATGGTTATTCCCACTGCTTGGATTCCACATGGCTAATCAACACCGATCTGGACGCCGATAAAATCACGCGAAAATTAGCACCATATCTTGATAAAAACGATCGTGTTCTAGTCGTAAAAATCACTCAAGACTATCAAGGACGGCTTGACAAGCAACATTGGGATTGGATAAGCAAACACATTGTTAGAAATCCGATATAGACGGTTTGCATTGTACAAGCTCCGCCACAGAAGATGTCTCCTTGCTCGTCACAACAAACGAATGAATCACTTTGTCCGTCTGAGCATCCTGAACCTCAATCAGGATGCTCGTATTGTTTTCCGCATCCAGTGTGCGCCTCATGTTGAAACCTGCACCGAGCGTAAAGACCTCCTCGATTGCTCCATCCACAAGGATCGCGACCGAGCCTTTCAGCTCGTTCCCCCCGTGGCTCTCCGACTGGAAAATTGTTTTCATCTCCTCACCTCCTCTCGCGGTTGTTGCCCTCCTCTCCCCGTTGTAGAATAACCATGAAAGGAGTGTTACCATGTATTTTCGCTACCATGTTTTGAAAGCACTCATAGAACAAGAAGGGCTCTACAGTATCTTGGCTTTTGACGCTTCCGATGTTGCTGAGACATTTCCAGATCAATCGACCGACCTTGTTTTCTCTTGTATTCACGAACTGAAGCAAGAGAATTTGGTATCGTTTGAAAGCTCTAACGGAAACACCTTTATCGCTTTTCCGTATCTCCCTCAGCACCTGCATTTCTTCTCAACCAAAAGGAAGTCAGGCAGTTAAAACAGAGGGAAAAATGGATAGAGCGTGCCTACGGCTACATTGCCGGTGTAGCCTCCGCTGTGTCGGCTAGTTTAGCCGTCCAATGGCTACAATGACCCCGAATCCAGTAGCTAATCCGAGTATGTAGAAAAACAGCGTGCCCCAATCAAACTCTTTCATATCCTCGCCACCTCCTCTCTGTTGTACGGCTCACGCCGTCTTGTCCTTCTGCTCGCGGTTGTTGCTCCCTTCCTGCCGTGCTACAATGACGATGAAAGGAAGTGTTCTTATGGCAAATTCAACGCGTTACTATGAAACAGCCCAAATTTGCAAGAATGGTCATCTTATTACCAAGCATTTTGACCTACACCCTATGGAGCGATGTAATTCTTGCCCTACATGCGGCGCATCCGCATTTTCCGAATGTCCACACTGTCATGAGAAAATACGGGGCTGCTACCATGTAAAACGCTTGGTTCGTACGACCAACATAGGCGGCGATCTGCATACAAGCAATCACTGCATAACCGACACTCCATACAGCCCGCCCGCGTACTGTCACTCCTGCGGTAAGCCATTTCCGTGGATGGAGGCAAAACTGGAAGAAGTCTCCCTGCTCATCTCCATGTCCGAAGAACTTTCCACCGAAGAGCGGAAAACCTTGAACAAACTCTTCCCCGACCTCTTTGTTGACTGTCCGCACACCGTTTCATCTGCAATCTCGGTGGCACATATCTTGAAAAAAGCATCCCCATTTCTGCATGACGCTCTGAAGTCGGCGATTGGTGACAAGATCGTTTCCACAGCCCTAAAGTTTTTGGACTGGTGACACTGTCTCCTCCCAGATAGAGAGAAGAAAGACTAAGTTCTCCCGAAACCCGTTCAGCGTCGCAAGATCAACAGATTCTGCTTTCACGTTCTCCATAGCGGAAAACAACAGAGACGCAAACTCCGCGATAATCTCCCGCTTATCCATCCCCTCACCTCCTCTCTGTGTACGCGACGCCTCCCTGTGCTATACTGGATGGGAAAGGACGTGTTAAAATGTACTTCAACCTCCTGTGTTTGCTCATTATTCCTGCGTTTTTCTTTGTGGACAGCTGGAACAAATACAGCAAGCTCGACACCATTCTTGACAACTACATGAAACTTCTGAACGACCCTCAATTTGAAGAAAAAGAGTGGTTGCTTCAAAGCCATGAGCGATTGAAAGACCTCCTGAAATCTGCAAAAGTTGAAGATATTGTGATTCGTGCGGAGAGAAATGTTGCTTACGGCAACATCGAAGTCTATAACGCAAGCGTCTTGGAATCGTTTCCGTCGAAACAGCCCAGAGTATCTTTCCTAACATTGAAACTCATCCATGCGGGACTTGGCGTATACAAAGACCGAATGCGGAACTCCTTCAATCCTCTCTACTGGATAAACTCCATCATCTTCTTCCCTCGCGCCCTGTTCTCATACCTCGGAATGGACAGTGACAAACTTGCAACAAAGATCCTGCAAGGGCTTTGGTGGATTGCGCTGACCATAGGCGTAGCATTGTTCAAATGAACGCTCAGTTCGGATAAAGAGCCAAAAAATCAAAAGAGTGTTTCGGAAACCCCGTGATTTCCGAAAGTTTTTGAATCCCCTCTTGCGCACTCTCCCGCGTAGGAAAACACGCCCCAAGATGATTGCAGACAATCACATATGACACCTGTGAATCCGTTTCTAAAATCTCCCGCTTTTCCATATCCTCACCTCCTCTACGTGTACGCGACGCCTCCGTTTGGGGGCGTCTTTTTTGTTTTACAACTTACGTTTATGCAAGTTCTTCGGCAAAAAAAATCTTATCCGCATCCATAACAGAGAGGTCAAGGAACTTCCTGATTCTTTGAACCTCGTCACGCGTAAAGTCGCTTTCCCCGCTCATTTTGCGGGTAAGAGTTGCAGGGTTTATATCAAGCATTGTAGATATAGCCCCTAACGTCATGTTCTTACGAGCGACATGATACAGAAACAACGTCTTGTCAAACATCTTTCCCCTCCCTTCTCATGTTCTTGCGTTTCCGTAAGTAGTATATCATCATTTACAAAATCATGCAATACGTTTTCGCAAGTTTTATTGTCTTTTTCTAAAACCATATTGCAAATATGCAAGATGATAACTATAATAGTAGTGAGGTGGTGTCACATGAGTGTAAAAGACATAATTAGAGAGAAGCGTTTAGAGCTTGGAATGACAATGAAGGAAGTCGCAGATAAAGTTGGTGTGAGCGAAGCTACTATATCCCGTTGGGAAAGTGGTGAAATAGAAAACATGAGACGAGGCGCCATATCTTCTCTTGCAAAAGCTCTTCACATTTCTCCAAATGAAATTATGGGGTGGGAATCCCCCTCTGCCTCCGACGAACTCTCCACCGTCTCCCCCACGGGGAAGAAGGTCGACGCACGCACCCGACGCCAACTCGAAAAAGTCCTTGAAGATGATGACCTCACCTACAACGGCGTCGTCCTCAACGCTGAGGACAAAGAGAAAGTACGCAAGGCACTAGAGCTTGCCTTCTGGGACATCAAAGAGATGAACAAGAGAAAGAAATAATCAAAGGGAAACAGCAAGGAGGTGCAATCAGTGTCACTGAACATCCCTCTACGCGTAAGAAATCTGGTAAACAGGCATGATACATCGGATCCCTTTCGGATCGCAAAAGAACTGAACTGCGTCGTTATATACGCAAATCTCCCCGCGACAGTCAACGGCTATTGGAAGCGCATCCTACGTCGTCGTGCAATCTTCATTAACGAGAACCTGCTCGAATGGCAGCAGACAGCCGTCCTTTGTCACGAACTCGGGCACATTGTATGCCACCCCGGATATGCAGCCTTCTCGATGCGGAATACATCATATTCCAGCACACGCATAGAGGATGAGGCGGACGAGTTCGCCGAATGCCTCATGTCCTACCGTTATGACCTTGACGAATGTTATGTCCGTCGTTTCCTCTCGGAGGGTTGGAGATTTTAGATATGGATATATTAAAAGGCTTAGGATTCTTTTTCTTCACTGTATTTATCTTATTGAATGTTGCTCGTGGAATCATTCCCTGCATCATTCTCATCGGGGCATCCGCTTATTTCTTTCCATGGTGGTACGCAGTAATGATAAGCGGTCTTTGTATCAGCGCCTGTTTTGGCAGAAGTCTTTCACGGCAAACGGACTTCGGTGATATGTCCATGCTGCAAATGCGGTTCGGTGTAATATTTGATGCTCTAGGAAACGCAATAGCCATTATTGGTCTTCTAATCGGCGTGCTGTCTTGGCTTTTTACATAAATGGTCTAAAATAAAAGGCTAGAACATCAAGGAGGTTATACCATGAAAGCTCTATTTCGTCTTACGGTTCTCATGCTGATTACTCTTGTATTGTCCTCCGGTGTGGTATCTGCAACTACATGGAGATGGGTAGATTCTGACAGTAATGTCGGATGGTTTTACGACACCGACAGTATCGCTTTCGGAATGAAAACAGATATTTGGGGGCGGAATATTGGTATAGATACCAGTAGAATTGTTTTTTGGGCAAAGATCGTTTTTACTCCTGAAGGAGCTATGCAAGTTGCATCGACAGAAAGAAATCCAAGTTTGCATAATTTAGATCATGTGATTGCATTGAGGACACTTTCTTTACCAGATAAAACATATATTATTCACAACGACACATATTACACAGCCAACGGAGCTATAATCGCCAGCAACGATTATCCACGTAAAGAAATAATTATCCCTGATTCATGGGGAGAACTTTTGTACAAAGATATGATAGCTTATGCAACCGTAAACAAAGATCAACTAACAATGCACACATGGGGAATACCTTGGTAACAATGAGCCCGATTTCCCACGACATTGACGCAGGAGGAAGCGATATGCGCGCGTTAGGATGTATCTTTGGCACTATCGTCCTCCTGTTTGCTCAGTTTGGTTTTATTGTCTACGGGATATTTGCAGGTATCGCTATCTTCGTTTCATATATCCTCAAACAATGGAGCAAAGGAGCGAGACTGCAAGCGGTATTGCTTTATGGAGTCCTCAGCGGGTTGATTGCACTGGTTTGGTATATGGCAGACAGACTTGTCGTGGAATGCTCTCACATATTAGGGGCACCGCACAACTATAGAGTGGGATTGATTTTCCTCTCTTCCCTACTCGCTCTGTCTTTTATTGGTATAGCGCATTATCATCAGCACAAGACGAGCAAGGAGGAATAA